ATTCGTCGATAAACAATAGATTAATGCTTTGATACAGGTTTTCCCATACATCGCGGAATGCCCAACTCAGACTCAAGATTAATCTGTTGCGCTCACCACGACTCAAATTATCAAAATCTAAGTCCTGACCTAACTGAGTTATGATTACACTTAGATCATTTTGAAATTCTACTATGTGAGGAAGACCAATTTTATCTAGATAATAGGTTAGTCTTTGATTTAAGAATGCTAAATTCTGATCAATAATACGTTTGCGAACAAAGCTATCTTTGTTTGTTAGTAGCTTATGTAAAAACTCTTGATGATCTTTCAGTCTAGTCAGCTCGTTTACAGCATCCCAGTCAATTTCCTGTACCGCAGTTTTTTTAAGTTCTTCGATTTGTTCAGCGTAAGGATTAGTTTCGGCTTCTTTGAATGTGATGTCTCGTTCTAATCGATCTACTGCATTCTTATGGTCTAATGCCTGCTCTAAGTTTTCGTAGATTACTTTTGGACAGACACCTAATTCACCTAATAAAGACACTGCTTCGTTAAGAGTTGAAAGTTCTTCAGAGTATTCTACGATTATTTTCTGACTGTCATCTACCTGTTTGGATTTAGAAGACATCATTTCGTCGTGTTTGTGATCATGAATACCTTGTCCACAGGCATGACATTTATGTTCCGCCAAAGACAGCAGTTCTTTTTTAAGTTTTTCTAGATTTTTTTGTTCTTTTTCTAGAGTAGAAGTTTGTTTAGCAATTAACGATGTTAGGCTGTCAATTTCTTTTTTGTTTTTATTCCATTCTGTTAATGCACGTTGATTTATAATTTCGTTATCGATGTCAATATTGCTGAGTCTATCGATATTCTTTCTAAGATTCTCTAGAGCAGTTTCTTTTTGATCTTCCCACAGCTTTTGTTTGCGCTCTAAAGATTCTATGCTTTGTTGTATGCGATCATTAGAGGCTTTTACTGTTTCTATACGTGTGTTTTCTGTAGCAATAGCATCTTTAGTAAATTTGATCTGTTCTTTTAGTGCTTCTGCTTTTTCTGATAGCAGTGTTATACCTAATAATTGTTCGATGATCGACCGTTGATCAGACGACTTCATAGAAAGGAACGGTTCAGTGTAGGTGTTAAGAGCCACTAGATGCTTGAACATCTCGTGACTCATACCGATCATTTCGTCGATAGCTTTCTGTGTTTCTCTTGAATCGCCTTGACTTTCGTCGAGATCTTTAAGTTCTTGTTCTTCGCCATTGATAGAGAACTTTAAAAGATTAGGTTTACGACCCCTTTCTATGTGATATTCTAGACCATCTTTTTCAAAGGTAACAGTACATAGCATACCTTTCGAATTGATCTTATTAATAAGATTATCACGTTTAATATTAGTTAGGGCTTGACCGTAGATAGCATAGCTCAGTCCGTTGATGATTGTAGTTTTGCCTGTACCATTGCGGGCACCAGAGTCATCACCTCCTAGATCTAGATTTTCACCTAAGACTAAGGTCAGCTGTCCACGATCAAAATCAATAGCCTGGGTTTGATTGCCCACGCTCATAAAATTTTTAACAGTGAGATTCTTTATTTTAATCATAGTTCCTTGTAGATATCTAATAGCAGACTTTTGTTATAGCTGTCGCTTTCGATAGCGTTAATTTGATTCATAACGATAGTGTCTACACTTTCAAACTGAATATCTACAGCTACTTGTGCTGACTCGACTTCTACTTTTTCTGGTATCAACATCAATTCTCGTAGATTGTATTGAGGAATAAACTGTTCTTTAATAAAGTTTGCTTCTTCAAAGGTAATAGGTAGATCGATAGTTACACGACAATGCATTTTTTCTTTAAGCAGTTTGTCTGGAGAATCGATGATCTGACTTAGTTTATAAGTCCTATATACAGGCTGATCCGGCCAAGTTTGATATTCCGGAACACCGCCCCATTCTAATATCATCATTCCTCTTTCATCATCGCCGGCGTCGGCATAATTATGAGGAAATGCGTTACCGATATACACAATATTATTGGCTTGTTGACGTTTGTGAAAGTGTCCTGTAAACACATAATCTTGATTTACAAAATGATTTCTTTGTAATTGACCGTGATCCGGCATCTGTACCATTGCATTCATATAAAAGCTAGGTAGTTCTAGATGTCCAAAAATATATTTGCTTTTGATATTAGGGATGTCTTTCCATTCATCTGCAACTAGCCAAGGAAGAATCGTCACATCGCCTTCTGTAAAAGGATCTTTGATTGGCACTACGTTAGGAAACAACCTCATAAATTCAACCGAGTTAATTTCTCGTTTGTCTTTATAGAAAAGATCGTGATTTCCTAATATAAAATATACACGTTCAAAATTAGCACTGAGTCGTTCTAAGTTTGAAAGAGTATAATTCATTGTGCTGACATCAGTAGTCGATCTGTTATGATGCCAATCACCTAGAAAGATTGCAGTTTCACAACCTTTCTCTTTAGCAGCTTTGCAGAACCACTTGACGAATTCCTCACAGTCTATATTGTGAGTTCTACTTCCGCTTTTTAATCCAAAATGTATGTCGGTGAAACAGGCTGCTTTTTTAAATAGATTCATATAATGAATATTATACAGGTTATAATTTGAAAAATCAATCCCAATCTTGTCCGTCTGCAACTACGGGACCTGAACTTACTCCCGGTCCGCTGTTTTGACGAGTCCAACTTGGATTCATTCCGTTCATTTCTAGAATATCGTCTCTAATATTCTGATTGCGTTTTTCAATGTTGATAATTCTAACGAATGAATTAGTAACAGCAGCAGTATAGTAAGCAAAAGGATTATCTGATTTACTTTCATCGAATTGAAGTCCTATTTGAGTTAGTTGAAGAATAGCCTGTCCACGCATTTCATCATTGTAAGTATATCCTCGAACGTTACCACGAGTAGCATATCGTTCACAGAGTTTTAAAAACATCCGAGCTAAATTATCGGTCATCTTACCATGATCTTTTGAAAATTGCCCGTTGTTAATAGTTCCCTTCCAATGACTTTTTCCTACACAGATAAGGTTGTCGTTGTCATCAAACTTCCAATGTTGGAAAGGAGGAAAATTTACCTTGTCATGACTATCTGCAGTATTCTTTAGAGTCTTCTTACGACCAGGAGCCAGCGGTATGTGATCAAATGTCATTACACGAAATACTACATCTTGTTTCGAAATCTTTTTGTAATCTATTTCGAAATCTTTAGCAGGCGCTTTTTTTCCTGTTGCTGCCTGTGCTTGTTCGTGAGCTTGTTTACTGAGCTTAGATGCTCGATTGCGTTTAGCTTCTGCTACTGTTCTTACATTAACTTTGCTTAAATTTGAAACTATAAGATCGTAGTCAGAATATTCCGATTTTTCAAAAATGCAGTATGTGTTTTTGCTTAAATGTATTTCTTTTAATAGGTCTTTGTTTGTTAGATATTTTATTTTTGGTACAAGTGTCATAGTTTAAGGATCTCCTAATACTTATATAATAGCACATTTTTAAAGAAATAAATAGACTATACGGAGATTTTTAATGCCTTTGTCTATAAATCCTTTATCCAAATTAGTTGCAACAGTGTCTTCTCAGATATCAGCAGCGTCGTCGTCCGCCGATACTACCGCTGTTCCGGAAAAATTTGGTTCAATCAAAGCAGATTTAAATGCTAAAGTAGGACAATTAAGTGGCTCGCTGAATAGCGGTGTGGGTCCTCTAGGTGGCCTGTCAGGCGGACTAAAAAGCGGATATGACGCTGCCGCCGGAGTCGTGAAAACTGCAATGGGAGGTGTTAGCAATGTTGTGCAAAGCCTTCCTTCGGCAGGAACAATTTCTACGAGAGCAGCAGAGATCGGACAGTCTATAGATAAATTAGGTTTGGCATCGGGAGGGTTAGGAACAGGCATTAGAAATCTTGCTTCCTCTATATCCGGAGCAGCCGGCGCTCTTAATAATATACTTAGTTTGGGTAGAGGTAAAAATTTACCCAGCGGCGGAGAATTGTTCAAACAGACTGGAGCATTTGTTTCGGTGACTCCCGGAACGCAAGATGACTGGCGTGTAAGAATTAATTGTAACTTTGGCTTATTTGGTAATGCCTTTGACAGATTAGTAGCGACTAACGGTGTAGTTTGGCCTTACACACCTAATATAACTGTGGCAACTAAAGCAAACTATTCAACAGTTGATGTCGTTCATAACAATCAACCTTTTTACGGATACAAAAATAGTCAGGTAGATGATATCACTATCAGCGGAGACTTTAGTTGTGAAACAGAAACAGATGCAGAATATTGGATAGAAGCTACAACATTTTTTAAAACAGCGACAAAAATGTTTTTTGGTTCGGGAGATAATGTAGGCAATCCTCCGGTCGTCTGTAATTTATCTGGCTATGGATCAAGAATCTTTAACAATGTTCCAGTTATTATAAAAAGTTTTTCAGTAACATTACCTAGTGATGTTAATTACGTAAAATGTATGAAAGGTGGAAAGCCTACTTGGGTGCCAATATTCAGCGAAATTTCAGTGGTAGTTTCTCCTATCTATAATAGAGCAAAATTACGACAGTTTGATTTGAAAAAATTTGCCAACGGCGAAGCTGTAGGATATATCTGATATGGCCAATTATAAGAAATCTTCTCCTTGGTATAATACCAAACAAAATAATCTTTATCTTGAACTTTTAGAGATTCGACCAGTGCCTGCAGAAACTGATGATTTCTTATACACTATAGAAAATCAATATAAACACCGACCAGATTTATTAGCCTATGATTTATACGGTGACACGAAATTATGGTGGGTGTTTACACAAAGAAATATGACAGTGCTTTCGGATCCTATTTTTGATTTTGAACCAGGGGTTAAAATTTTTTGTCCTAAAAAATCTAATCTTCAAAAATATTTAGGAGTCTAATATGGCTGCTAGAAACTTAGGAAGAGAAGTAGCAACATATCTAAGACCTGACGGTTCTCCTGCTGTGAGTAGCGTTTTAGAAAATATCACAGTTCCACAAAATTCAGTATCGAGAACTAGCGGAACTGTTATCGCCGGAGCTACAATGGCTCCTGGAGTAGCATTTCAGCAAGATAAAAACAAAACAGGATCACTGCCAGCGGTAGGACAGAATTCGGCTCCTAACGGCCCTCCTTTTATAAACCCTTTAGAACGATTTGCATCTTATAATTACCTTTGGTCTTTTGCCTGTTTAACTCCTAAACAGTACAACGATCCTAGAAGCTATAGAGGTAATTCTTCTATGTGGCTAAATGAATCTTACACTAATAAAGACGGTAAAAAAACACAGTCGTCTATAGTCTTTGCATCTGCAGGAAGATTTGATTCTAATAGATCTAATACAGTAAATGGTCAACCTGAATATTACGTAGATAATTTTGTTATGAATACCTTCGTAGCAGCTACGGAAAAGACAGGAAATTCAAATGCTATAGCCTATAGTTTTGATATTATTGAACCTTACAGTATGGGTCTGCTTTTACAGAGTATGCAGACAGCAGCTATAAATGCAGGCTGGCCTTCTTACCTAGACAATGCTCCGTACTTATTAAAATTAGAATTTGTAGGATATACCGACGATGGAAAAATATTTTCAAGCTCAGATGCCCTTGCAAGATACTGGACAGTGAAACTTAAGAAAGTAAAATTTTCTGTGAACGAAGGCGGAAGTAGTTATAAAGTAGAATGTGTTCCTTACAGTCATCAGGGATTTTCAAATACTATAAATCAATCGTTTAGCGATATTGCGATCACAGGAGATAATCTAAAAGAACTATTAGTTAGTGGTCCTAAAAGTCTTGCCGCAGTTTTAAATTCTAGAGAAAAAGCGACCAAAGCAAAAGAAGGTGGAATCCCTGACAAATATGAAATTGTATTTCCTACTGATGCCAGCGACAAAGTAGGATTAGAACCAACACAAAATATTACTATTGACAAAGCATCTGCCCCACCGACGATTATTAGCGAACAAAATATAGGATCTAAATCTCAAGAGCCTTCAAATTATGGCTTTGGGCCGTTAGGGGACAGTAAAAACTCAATGGGATTTCAACCTACGTCTGGCGGCAATTATGTTAGTAAATTAGAAGGCGATGTTCGAGACGAAAAGACCGGATTAGTGCAACGAAACAAAATGACCATTGATCCTAAGATCCGAGAATTTAGATTCGCTCAAGGACAAACACTAACAGAAATCATAACCCAATGCGTGTTAAGTAGTGATTATGCCAAGCGTGCCATAGATGCAAAATATCTTGATGAAACAGGACACATTAATTGGTTTAGGATAGATGCTCAGATACAGTTGTTAGATTTTGATATTAAAAGAAATGATTATGCCAAGAGAATAATTTATAGATTAATACCATTTAAAGTACATAGTAGCATATTTAAAAGCCCTACTGCGGCTCCTCCAGGATTTCAAGAACTTCAAAAAATTATCGCCAAACAATACAATTACATCTATACTGGATTGAACAACGATCTATTAAAATTTGATATTGATATTGATAATATGTTTTACACAGGAAGACCGATTTCTCCTCCGAGTGAAACAGCTAATAATCAAAATAGAGATCTGAATGATGCTTCTAAAGATCCTAAAAAAACAACAGAGCTACAGGAAGGTGCTGCGCCCGGAGGCGTATCTAATACCGCCGGTTCTAAACCAGTTAAGCCTGACCCCGATGCTGGCCTGCCTCCGGCTGTTGGCGGATCTAATGATATATCTACCGAGCGACGAGTAGCGGATGCTTTTCAAAATGCTTTCTTAAAAAACAGCGCAGACTTAATAAATTTAAACATAGAAATATTAGGAGATCCTTATTGGTTAGTGGATACAGGATTGGGAAATTATATCGCAGACAAAGGACCAAATAGTCAAACTAATTCTGATTTAACGATGAATTATGAAGGCAGCGATGTATATGTATACATAACTTTTAGAACACCTATAGAACCTAATTTAGGAACAACTGGACAGGGCGGTCTTTATAATTTTCCTAAAGGAGAAATAGTCAGTCCGTTCAGTGGAATCTATAAAGTCACTAAATGCGACAACAAATTCAGCGGTGGAATTTTCACACAAACTATAAGATGTATTAGAATGACAGGACAACCTCAAGATTACGTTGGTAAAGAAAGTATTGTTAAAACACAGACTCTGTTGTACAAAGAACCAGAGACTGAGAAAAAAGATCCCACTACATTTATATATGGATCGGAAGGTGAATAATGCCTAGAGAAACTAGACAGTCAGCTGCACCAGCAGCAAGAAAAAACATAGGCCCTGGACCTTTTTTAGCCAAGGTAGTAGGACATCTCGATCCTTCGTTTATGGGAGGATTGCAAGTTACTCTTTTAAGAAGAGACGGTAACTTAATAGGTGATGCTAACCAAACATATTCAGTACATTTTGCTACTCCGTTTTACGGAAGCACCGCCTACGAATTTATGGGAGCAAATAAAACCGATTTTAATGACACACAAAAATCATACGGAATGTGGTTTGTTCCTCCAGACGTTGGAGTAACTGTAATTTGTTTCTTCATTAACGGAGATCCTGCACAGGGGTATTGGATGGGTTGTATTCCTAGCAGATTCATGAACCATATGGTTCCTGCTATCGGAGCATCCACTGACGTTGAACTTACTGATGCAGATAAAGCAAGATTTAATACTACCCAACCTTTGCCTGTAGGCGAAGTTAATCGATTGGCTAATACGTTAGATACCAATATGCAAATCGATAAGGTTAAAAAACCAGTGCATCCAATAGTTGAACGATTCTTAGAACAGGGATTATTAGAAGATGATGTGAGAGGTCCTGCGCAGAGTACTCCTAGAAGAAATGTTCCTAACATGGTTTTTGGAATTTCCACTCCCGGACCATTAGATCGCAGAGACGGAGCGATAAGAAAATCTATAGGTTTAAAACAGAGCCAAACACCTAGTCCTGTTCCGGTAAGTAGATTAGGTGGCACCCAATTAGTTTTCGATGATGGAGATGACCAATTACAAAGGAAAAAACCTGCTGGGCAAGGCCCTAGAGAATATGCGGACACACTGGCAGGAGAAAAAGGAGATCCTACGATCCCTGCTAATGAATATTTTCGAGTCAGAACAAGAACTGGGCATCAGATCCTTTTACACAATACTGAAGACTTAATCTATATTGCTAATTCAAAAGGAACGACTTGGGTAGAACTTACTAGCAATGGCAAAATAGATATCTATGCTGAAGACAGTGTAAGTGTTCATACAAAAAACGATTTTAATTTTTATGCCGATAGAGATTTTAATTTAGAGTGTGGAAGGAATGTTAATATAAAAGCCAAAGGTCGCTTTAACGGAGATTTTTTACAAAATATACATTTAAGATCTGGACTGGACATGAAGGTATTTGTAGCTGAATCGTTAGACTATAAAATTGGTACAGACACAAAATTCACCACAGGAAATAATTTTGATCTAGCTGTTGGGGGTAGTGCAAAATTAACTGCGCTAGGCACCACTGACATATATTCTTCTTCAAGTCTTAAAGTTACCTCTGGAGCTACTATAGATGTTGGGGCATCGGGAAAAATCGTTATTTCTGGTTCTAGAGTAGATATTAATGGACCTAAAGCTGCTACCGCTGCCCAAGCAACATCAGCAGCTACAGCCCCACCACTTAGTACCCACGACAATATTGCTACTGCGGTCGGTGATTGGGCAAAAACAAAATATCAATCAGGAACGATCCCTAGCATTATGAAAAGGATACCTATGCACGAACCTTGGGCACTGCACGAAAGTAATGCGCCCGAACAGGTTAATCCGCCTGCCACTGATAGAGACGACGGCGGAGATTTACCTACCGAGCATCAGTCTACTACAGCAGCCAGCCAAGTATCTGCTTCCGCTGCTCACGTAGCAGAAATTAATGATTACGATGCAGTTAAACCAGATCCAACTACTGGCAAAGCTTCATTCCCTGACAAGATCGATATTCCTCCAGGCGGTGTAAATCTAACTGCTGATTTCTTTGCCCCTAGCAAATACGGAAAACGTACAGCTGATAATCTAAATACTCTAGACCCCACAGTGAGGGTAGTATTTGCCAAAGCAATAAAAGCATTCATACAGCAATATTTTAAAGATGGCTGGGATATGAGTGTATCAGAATGTCTTCGTCCTTTAGAAAGAAGTAAGGCACTATATGAAGCATTTAAAGCGGGTACCGGTCCTCAAGCAGCAAGTCCGGGTAATAGCTGGCACAATTACGGAGCAGCAGCAGATATCTTAATTTACAAGGATGGTAAGTGGGATTCGTTGAATAAACTTGGTGCCTATACTGGTTTCGCCCAACAGTTTTTACGACAACAAGGTATTCATAATAATGCTGGCGCTAACGATAGCGGTCACTTTGTCCCAGTTCAAATGCCTGTAGGTGTACCGTCCGCTGTTAAAAACGGATCGATTAAAATTTCGCAAATTATGTCCGGCGAAAAGAAAGTTTAAGAGAGAGATAAAAAATGGCAAAATTATATAACAATCAAACAGTGGCCAAAAATAAGGCCAGTGTAGGGGATCAAAATACTGGTTCTTTTACCTATAAAGGATTCAGCTCTCTTGAATCAAAACGAGGATTTAAACTCTACGACATAGACTTAGTAAAACAAGATATCATTAATCACTTTTATATAAGAAAAGGCGAGAAATTAGAAAACCCAGAATTTGGTACTATAATCTGGGATATGTTGTTTGAAAATTTTACAGATGAAGTTAAACGGTTAATTTCTGAAGATGTAGAAACTATTATAAATTATGATCCGAGGATAGCTATTAATTCTATTCTAGTTGACACTACAGATCAGGGAATAAGGATAGAAGCAGATATTGTTTATATTCCTTTTAACATTAATGAAAGAATGACTTTTGAGTTTGATAAAAACAATTCTATCATTAACTGACTAGTTAACTTTTTCGGGTAAATATTGATATATGGGACTTTAAGATGTCAGTTACGCTAAGACAAACAAATTTAATTTTAAATCAAGACTGGAAAACTATCTATCAGACTTTTCAAAATGCTGATTTTACCAGCTATGATTTTGAAAATCTAAGAAGGGTAATGATTACCTATCTAAGGGAAAACTACCCCGAAGATTTCAATGACTATATTGAAAGTTCCGAATATCTTGCTCTAATTGATGCGATAGCATTTATAGGTCAAAGTCTAGCGTTCCGTATAGATTTAGCAAGCAGAGAAAATTTTTTAGAATTAGCCGAGAAAAAAGAAAGTGTTCTCCGATTAGCTAGAATGTTAAGCTATAATGCTAAAAGAAATATCCCTGCACAGGGATTATTGAAATTTGACACAGTAAGTACAACAGAAGATCTATTAGATAGCAACGGAAGAAATCTACAATCTCAAACAATTATATGGAACGATCCAACGAATATTAATTGGCTAGAACAATTTATTTTAGTATTAAATTCTGCAATGAGTGACAATACAGAATTTGGTCGAAGCCAAGGGCAAGCCACTATACAGAATATTCCGACTGAGCAATATAGATTTAGAACCACTTCAGCTGATGTGCCTATCTTTACGTTCTCTAAAACTGTAGCTGGTCGGTCGATGGCTTTTGAAATTCTAAGCACTTCTTTTGCAAACAGCGAATCTATATACGAAGAAGCCCCGGTTCCGGGCAATCAGTTTGGTTTTGTATATAGAAATGATAGCAGAGGCGCAGCCAGTCCTAACACAGGATTCTTTGCATTGTTTAAACAAGGTAGTTTAGAGTTAGCTGATTTTTCAATCACCGCCCCTACTACTAATGAAAAGATCAGTGTAGACAGCGAAAACGTAAACAACGATGATGTCTGGTTATTTAAATTAAACAGCGACGGATCCCCTCTAGAACAATGGACTAAAGTTTCTTCTTTATCCGGTAGCAATATTGCATACAACAGTACAGTAAATGATGTGAGAAATATATTTTCTGTAGTGACGAAAAGTAATGATCAAATAGATTTAATTTTTGGTGACGGAGTTTACGGAAATTTGCCTAAAGGCACATTTAGAATTTTTTATAGAATTAGTAACGGACTAACTTATGCTGTAACACCGCCAGAGATGCGAGGAATAAACGTATCAATCCCTTATAGAAATAAACAAGGAGTTGAACATACTCTAACGGTATCCATGAGCTTGAAATCTACGGTGAGCTCAGCTTCCTCGTCTGAAGATATTGATACTATAAGAAATAATGCTCCTGCTTTATATTATACACAAAATAGAATGATAACGGGAGAAGATTATAATTTAGCACCGTTAAGTGCATCTCAAGATATTGTAAAAGTTAAAGCAGTGAATAGAACCTCTAGCGGAGTTTCTAGAAATTTTGACATAATCGATGCTAGCGGCAAATACAGTTCTGTAAACGTATTTGCTAGCGACGGGTACATTTACAAACAAGATATTCAAAGAACTTTAACTTTTAAATTTTCTAATAGATTAGAAATAGTAAACTTTATAAGAAATAATATTGAACCTATATTCAATGATACTGATGTTTATAATTTTTACTTTTCTAAATTTACAAAAATAACATTTTCTGATACACTAACAGAATGGGTGCAGTTAACTAACGATGTTAATAACAGCACGGGCTATTTTAGAAATAAAGAAGACGGTACAAAATTTAAAATAGGCACATATACTAGTAATACTTTAAAATATGCTAAAATAGACAGTCTGATTAAATTTATCGTGCCAGAATCTACTGTGGTAGGTAAGAAATATGTTTTTTATGAAAATAAGTTAGTTCTTGTTGATGAAACTTCTCAGGATACAGATTACAGAAATTATATCTGGACTAAGGTAATTAAAGCTGCCGGCGACGGAACAAATGCCGATAGGGGAGCACTACCTAACGGTAGAGGGCCAATCGAGTTTAATGATGTTATTCCTTTAGGAGCTATTGCTTCCCGTATAGTTCCAAGATTTGTTACAAATCTTTCTACGCCTTTGGAAAATGAAATAGTAAATTTAATAACTAACGGATTAAATTTTGGTTTGAGATATGATCAAATAGATTCAGCCTGGAAAATTATTTCTGCCGCCAATCTTAATACACTATCCGAGTTTTCTCTTGGTAAAGCAGGCGATACTACTAGTAGCTCATTAGATTCATCGTGGATCATGTCTTTTATAAAAGAAGGTAGTACATACATTATTACCGTTAGGGGCTTAGATTACATATTTGGATCTAGAAATCAAAATAGATTTTATCTAGATACCAATCAGAAAACTTTTGATTCTACTACCGGTAAAGCTATCAAAGACAAAGTAGTAGTTTTAAATATTAATACAGATAGTTCTAGAATTACTGAATTAAAAAGAGATATAGATTTTGAAGTATCTGATACAATCCGATACGATGATGGATATCAGGCATCGGATCAAATCAAAATTAAATTTTCAGACAATGACGACGACGGAGTGATTGACGACCCTGATTCTTTCGAATCAATTGTGGGCACGGATTCGGGCAGCTTCTTATTTTTTAAAGAAGTCGTGGACGACGCTGGAAATCAAGTGTTTCAATTTATCGATACTACAGTAGAAAGTATATTGGTAAGAGTTAATGAATCGAATGAAAACCCGGACAATTATGAGTTAGAACAGTTAATTTATTTTTCGGCCAGCAGCGAAAATGTTATAAAACGTGTTGTTAGAACTAGCAACAACAACAGAACATTTCAACTAGAACCTTCTTACATCGGAGCGGTAGGTCGAGACCACCTTAAGTTTCAATATATTCATAATGCCAATGTTGACAGAAGAATAGATCCTAGTGTTAGTAATATTATAGATGTGTATCTCTTAACTAGATCGTACGACACTGATTTTAGAAACTATCTAGCAGGTGCAGTTTCTAAACCCGAACCTCCCTCGAGCGAGAGTCTTAGGATCAGCTTTGGATCTAATTTAAATTCTATTAAATCTATCAGTGATGAGATTATATATCATCCGGTGAATTATAAGGTATTGTTTGGAGCAACGGCAGATACAAAATTTCAGGTAGTATTTAAAGTAGTTAAGAATAATGTAAGATCCGTGAACGACAATGATTTAAAAGTTAGAATAATAACAGCTATTAATGAATTTTTTGATGTTAATAATTGGGACTTCGGTGATAGATTTTATTTAGGAGAATTAATAACCTATGTAACAAATACTGTCGCACCAGATATTAGCAATTTAGTTATATTACCTAAGCAATCTACACAAGTTTTTGGAAGCCTGTTTGAAATACAAAGCAGATCAGATGAAATTTTTGTGAGCGGAGCCACAGTAGACGATATAGAAATAGTCTCTAGCATTAATGCTGTAGAGTTAAGAGCTTCGTCTACTACAATTGTTAACGATACGAATTAAGGTAGAATTTAATGAGTAAAAATGTTTTTCCAGATAGCCAATTACCGATTAGAAGATCAGTAGATCTTCTACCAACTGTTTTTCAGACTGACTCTAATGCTAAGTTTTTAGGAGCAGTATTAGATCCGCTTATTCAACCGGGAACCTTACAAAAAACAGTAGGATATGTAGGTAGAAGATTTGGCAAAACTTATAATGGTAAAGATGTATATTTGGATAGCGATCAAACCTTAAGATCCAGATACCAGCTAGAGCCCGGTGTAGTTGTAAGAAAAAATTCTGTCATTGAAAAATTTTATGATTATATTGATTTAAAAAATCAAATTAAATTTTTTAATAATAATGTAGAAACAGATAATTTAATCACAGAATCAGATCATTATTCCTGGAATCCTCCTATTAATTGGGATAAGTTTGTAAATTACAGAGAATATTATTGGGTACCAAGCGGGCCGCCTAGTGTAAAAATAACCGGCCAGTCTCAGAATATTGTAAGCACATACAAGGTAAAACAAGGTCTTGGAGAAAATTGGATTTTTACTCCTGACGGATTATCAAATAATCCTGCAATAGTATTATACAGAGGACAGATTTATAATTTTAATGTTTCATTGCCGGGCGAAGGATTTTCGATAAGAACCAATTATGACACCGGACCTTTAATTTATAATCCTACACTTCCGTACAATGCTAATCAATTAGCTGTATATGATGGAAAGCTATGGAAGGCAAAAACTTTCATATCTCCTGCAGACGGAAGCAGTATAACTTTTGAGTCGCAGGATTGGGAATATATTGAAGACGTATCCAACCAGAGTATTTTTGATTATAATAATGGAGTTACTAACAATAACGTAGATATAGGAACTGTTACATTTTCAGTGCCGTTCGATGCACCTGATGTATTGTTTTACCAGAGCACGGTTCATCCAAATAGATTCGGTCGTTTTATTATAGCCGATGCGGATACAGCAACAAAAATTAATGTTACTAAAGAAATAGTAGGCAAAAAAACCTATAAAAGCAGTAATGGTGTTGAGTTCTCAAACGGAATGATAGTGGAGTTCATAGGTCAAGTAATCCCTGAAAAATATTCAAGAGATACTTGGTTAGTTGAGGGAGTAGGATCTGCTATCACACTGACAAAATTTACAGATCTAATAGTACCTGTACTATCAACTAAAGTTCCAGAGGTTCTTTTTGATAATGCAGGATTCGACACTGATCCGTTTGATGATGCTAGCGAGTATCCAGGAGACAAGGATTATATTACTATCAATCGAGCTAGTCCTGATCTTAATCCTTGGAGTAGGTACAATCGATGGTTTCATAGATCGATTTTAGAATATGCTCATAAAGTAAACGGTTCAGATTTTGATTCGATAGAAACATCTAGAGCAAAAAGGCCTATTATAGAATTTGATGCCGGATTGCAATTATTCAATCACGGCAGAATTGCTAAACAGACAGTAGATTATATTGATACCTTCACTGACGATATATTTTCAAAAATCGAAGGAAGCAAAGGTTATAACATAGATGGTGAAGATCTTTTTGACGGCGCAAGAATCTTAATTATAGCTGACAAAGATTCGTTGTCTAACAATAAAATTTATAAAGTTGAGTTCATTCAACATCCGGATCCTGTAACAGGACAGAGAAGAAATCAAATTACATTAAGAGAAACAGAAGATACTATTTCTAATTTTGGAGAATCGATATTAATAAGTCGAGGAATTGAAAATAGAGGAAAGATGTTTTATTACGATGGTACTAGTTGGAAATCCTGCCAAGATAAAACCTCTGTTCAACAGGCCCCCTTGTTTGATATTTTTAATGAGAACAAAGAAAGTTTTTCTGATCAAACAGCATATGAAACTTCTTCTTTTACCGGGTCAACAATTTTAAGTTATTCTGTAGGCAATGGACCGGTTGATTCAGAATTAGGTTTCTCTATTTCTTATCTAAACATTAATAATGTAGGTGATATAGAATTTGATTTTAATTGGGATAATGAAAATTTTTCTTATTATATTCAAAGAGAAAAATTTACAAAAAATATTAATACCGGATTTTTACAAAATAACCTAACTGATACGTACCATAATTGTTGGACTACGACTGATAAGGAAATTTTACAGCCGATAATTGATAGCAAAATTGTTGAGGAGGCTTCTAACAAAATAACATTTAATACTGTACAGTGGAATGAGATAGATACTGAAAATTATAAAATCATTTTTTATATAAACGGTAAAAAAGTTTCTAGCGACAAGATTGATGTGTTGTCTGGAATCTTGAATCGAGGCGAATTCATTTTTACAGATACATTAAATCAAGATGATGTTGTAAGTCTTAAATTATACAGTAATATAATGCCCGAAGAAGGATATTATGAGATACCCATCGGCCTAGAAAAAAATCCATTAAATCAAGATCTTAAAAAGTTTACATTAGGGCAAGCGGTCGATCATTTATCCACTGCTATTGAAATCGACGACAGAGTCGTTGGAGATTATCCAGGTCCTAGTAATCTGAGAGATTTAAATGATTATCAAAACAAAACTAAAAGATTTGTTAAACATTCTGGTATTACGCCATTAGCCGTAGCATTATTATGCGACAAAAAACTTAATTTAATTAAATCTATAGAATATTGCGAACAGTCTTATTCGGAATTTAAAAATAAATTTATTGAATTAATTTCAGATACTATCTATAATGACGACCCGACCGAATTTGTAGATCAGATAATATCTGAAATGGGTAGAACTAAAACATCGGCGAGTTCTTTCGTAGATTCGGATATGATAGGATCGGGTGCATTTACAGAAATTAGATATGTAGTAGATGATCCGGGAATTAAAACTTATACGTTATCAACTCCCTTCGATCTAGAAACCGCAAGCAGAAAAGCTGTTTACGTTTATGTTAACGGACAGCAAAAAATTGTTGAAAAAGATTATTATTTTAATAAATCTTTTTCTTTCGTTACACTTAAAATTGATCTTCAAGAAAACGATTTGATTCAGATCAGAGAATACAATTCGTCGAGCTATAATTTTGTTCCGCCTACTCCTACAAGCTTAGGATTATATAAGAAATACCTACCAAGAAAATTTTTAGATGATACCTATGTCGAACCAGTGTATGTCATTCAAGGCCACGACGGAAGTATTACTAGGGCTTATAATGATTATAGAGATGACGTTATCTTGGAATTTGAATTAAGAATTTATAACAATATAAAAATCCAATACAATGCATCTCTTTTTGATATAGATTTGATTTTTTCAAGTTATTACGGCGGCGGAAAATTTGACAAAAGTCAAATAGATCCATTGCTAATTCAAGATTTTCTAAAATGGGTTTCTGGTACTAACATTGATTATACTAATAACAACTATTTTGATTCTGAGAATAGTTTTACATATACCTACAGCGATATGGCTGATAAGCCAGGAAAAACATCGTTACCTGGATACTGGAGAGGAGTTTACAATTGGTTCTATGATTCGTATAGACCTCATGTATGCCCTTGGGAACTTTTAGGGTTCACCGAACAACCAGACTGGTGGGAATCTCAATACGGGTCGGCACCTTATACTAGCGGTAATCTGTTACTATGGGAAGATTTAGAGAATGGAATTATCAGACAAGGAAATAGACAAGGAATCTATGATAGGTATAAAAGACCCGGATTAACCAAACAAATTCCTGTAGATAATAACGGAAATTTATTAAGTCCACTGGATTCATCTTTAGCCAGTAATTTTGCCTTAATAAACAATCAAGGTCCTTTTGTATTGGGAGATGTTGGCCCTGTCGAGTATGCGTGGAGGTCTAGTTCGGAGTTTCCATTTGCGGTAGTCAAGGCTCTTTGTTTATTAAGACCGTTTGAGTACATTAACGCTTGTTTAGATTTTACAAGAATTAAAAAAAATATTGCAGGACAATATGTTCATTCAAGTACTGATATTTTTGTAAAATTAGAAAATATTGTTATTCCTAAAGTAGGAGAAGATCAGACTTACGGTCTTATTTCTCTATTAATGGACTATGCAAGAAGCCTTGCTTTGGATGAGTCTTCTTTACAAGAGCTTATTAATAATATCGATGTTAATCTTAGCACACGATTGTCTGGGTTTGTTGACAAGGGTCAACAGAAGTATCTTTTAGATAGTAAATCTCCTAGCTCTACTTCAAGTAGTATTTTCATACCTCAAGAAAATTATGAAATTATTTTTAATGTAAGTACTCCTGTTTTTACACTTTCTTACAGTGGGGTATTAATAGAAAAGGTTAATCGAGGATGGAAGATAAACGGATATGATAATCAATTTCCTTATTTCAATTATTACGAGGCTGCGATTTCTAGTAATGATCCTACATTGTCAGTAGGGGGAGTTAGTGAAGATGTTCTTCGCTGGGAACAAGAAAAATTTTACGGTAACGGTGTTTGCATAAGTTATCAGAATAATTTTTATCGAACTATAAAAAGTTTTAGAAGTGGATTAGATTTTAATACAGAAAATCTTAAAGAGATTGCTGGACCTGCTACTGTAGGTTCAATCACTGCATTATACAGAAGAACCTTCAATCGTCTGCGTAAAAAAACTTTAACTTACGGAACAATTTTACCTACTATCCAGGCTGTAGTTGATTTTCTTTTTGGATACGGTGAATTTTTAAAAGCCAGCGGATTTGTTTTTGATTTATATGACAAAGAAAATAAAACTGCTCAAGATTGGATTACTTCGGCCAAAGAGTTTATGTTTTGGACAAAACATAATTGGGAGGAAGGCGCTATTCTAAGTTTAAGCCCGTCAGCAGCTAAAGTTAATATTAATATAGATTTAGGAGTAGCAGATAATTTATTTGATAGCTTTTATCCTTATCAGGTTTTACGTGCCGACGGCAAAGTTTTACAGCCTGCGTTTATAGATATCAAAAGAGATTTTCAAAATATCACTGTTTCAACAAATAACACAACTGACGGAATTTATTTCTTAAAAACTTATTTTGTTCTCAAAGAACACGTTACTATATTTTCTGATAGGACAGTTTTTAATGATGTTATCTATGATAAGCCAACAGGTTATCGTCAAGAGCGTATTAAGAGTCGCGGATTCCGCACAGTGGATTGGGACGGTGACTACACTAGCCCTGGATTTTTATTCGATAATGTAAGTATTGAATCTTGGCAACCATTTACCGATTATAGATTGGGCGATATTGTAGTCTACAAATCTTTTAATTGGACTAGCCAATCAAATCAAAAAGGAACAGAATTATTTGATGAATCTAAATGGAGCAAATTAGATTCGACCCCTCAGAAACAACTAGTTTCAAATTTTGATTATAGAATTAATTTATTTGAAGATTATTATAATCTCGATGCCGAAGGGTTAGGAACCACTCAGAGAGAGTTAGGTCGACATTCGATCGGATATCAAGCGAGAAATTATCTTCAAAATATTGCAGAAGATGAAATTACACAGTTTCAACTGTACCAAGGATTTATCAGAGAAAAAGGCACTAGTAATGCTATAACTAAGATTTTTGACAAACTTAGCAAAACAGACGACGATAGTATAGTATTGAATGAAGAATGGGCTATTCGAACCGGCCGGTTCGGCGGCATCAACGAGTTATTAGAAACTGAAATTCAAATCGCCAAAACTAATTTTGAAGTCAATCCTCAGCCAATGTTAGTAGTTGACGAACAAATTAGCAATGTTAAAATAGATCAAAAATATAGAATTAATTCTAATGACATTATAAAATCAGCTGACGGATTTTTTACTACGAATATTAATCCTGTAAAATATTACGAATTAAATTCAAGAATTTCGGGCTATGTTAAGCCCGACCAGGTTGATTTTGTAGTAAAAAATAAAAATGAAATTTTAGATTTAGACATAAATCTTGTTCAAGAAAACAATTATATATGGATCACCTATGATGATCAAAGTTGGAATGTTGTAAGATTTGAAAATCAACCTTTATTAATCATCGAATCTGTAACTGAATTAATCGATCTTGAAATAGAAATAAGATTTAATAGAGTTCATGAAATACAAGAAAATGATATAATAGGTTTAAGAAATATAATCGATTTAGAAGGATTCTTCTTTGTAAAATCTAAAACAGCTAGATCGATTATAGTAGAAAAAAGAGAAGACGCTGATTCACCTGCTATAGATGATAGTGCTATACAAACAATAAATTTGTTAGTTCCTGCTCGTCTTGATAGTTATAATACTTTAGATCTTGCTGAAATAGCAGCACTAAAAAAAGATACTAAATTATGGTTAGACAATGATCAGAATAATAGATGGGAAGTAATTCAAAAACAAAAATCATATTCTTATAAAAATCTTATAGAGTACGGTATTCAAGAGCCTGTCGGTAGCGGCACAGCAGTACTATACATCAATAGTTTAAAACAGATTATTAGTAGTATGCCTAACACTGGGTATCTTTACTCGTATGTAGAAACATCTAGAGGACTAGAACTTTATCAGATAATTACTTCGCCTAGCGAATTTAGAAGTCAGTTATCTCGAGTGTTTGGATCAGCAGTTGCAGCAACACCAGATGGTCAGTTTTTAATTGTAGGTTCACCTAATGCTAGTTATATCAAGAGTAAATTTATGGGAGAATTTGATCCCAGACAGGATTATTTTGCTAGTGAAATAGTAATTTATAACGGTAAATTATGGAAGGCAGTAACAGATGTTCCGGGAAATCCTTCTGCCCCCACACTTGAACAAATAAGAAATGGCGAAGTTCCTACAGATTCTTCATACATAGATATCTATTCAGTGGACTGGGAACCTGTAACAATAATAGAAGCCAATTCTACTGGCAGATTACCTGGTTATAATAATCAGGGAATGGTAACAATTTATAAATTTGAATCTAATAGGTGGACTGAATTTATTTCGATAGTTAGTCCAAGACCTTCCGCGGATGAATTATATGGTAGTGCAATTTCAGTTGGACAAAGCGGAGACAAATATTATCTATCCATCTCTGCTCCTGGTGCTTTAGAAAGCAGAGGTAGGGTTTATCTTTATGTCTACGACAATGAAACAGTTCAAGAAGTTGATAGTGCTTCTATAGTAACCAGCGGATCGGGATACTCTGTCTACGAAGTTGCAGATGTTGAAATAGTTGAACCTGGATCTAATTATAATATAGATTCAGCTGGAATAACCTTGTCTGTTAATTATCTAGGACAAACAGCAACCTTCACTGCAACAGTTGATACTGAAACTATAGTTCCAGGGGACGTTGATTTATTATTTCCAATAAAAACGATAGCACCTCTAGATAGAGGATTATGGAACAATCTTCCTGCTGGTCCTCTAATAGCAACGGCCGAACCAACTTTTAGCTCGGATGGTTCGACATTAAGCTCTGGATGTATTTTAAGATTGACATTTAGAGAAGTAGATGTCGGAGCAACAGTATTAACAGTTAATTATGAAGGACAAATTGCTACATTTTCTGGTACGGTTTCCGCCGGCGAAGTAATTTCAGTCGAGCCTATTAGTAGGGGAAGATTCACAACAATTCGAACTTCGCCTGCAAGCACCACTGTAGAACCTTCATACGGATCAGGCGCTACTTTATCTATTGTGTATAGAGAAAGGATTACTAAAGGATGGAGGCATTTAGAAGATATAAATTACAGAGGGGTATTCAATCCTAATGGAGGATATAACCCGTATACTGGGGCTTTTGAAACAGCCAGTGCTGTAAGATTTTATCCAGCAGGTAGTGTAATATGGTGGGATAATAAATTGTGGAAGGCATTAGTAGACACAGATTTAAGTGACGACGGCAGTTCGTTGTATTTAGGATTAAATGATTGGATCGAATTAGATTCCATATCGACACAATCTTCGTTACCAACTAATATTGCGTTAGGTGATGATGGATCTACATTAGCGGCTGGGTTATTAGATAAAAATCAAGTAGCAGAATTAGTCAAAGCAGGAGATCTTTTTGGATCCAGCCTAGCAATGAACAAAGATGGAAGTATTTTAGTTGTAGGTTCTCCAAACAGCGACGGTCAATTTTTTGTAAATTATAGAGGAGTCTGGAGCCAATTTCAGGAATATACAGAATCTGATGTAGTTCAATACGACGACAACTATTACAGGCTTATGGATACCTCAACTCCAGGACCAGTTGATTCTTCTATAGTCAGTAAGGGAGATGTGCCTGTTCTTGGAATAACAGAATCGACATTATCGGATTCGACACCTTGGCTACCTATAGGGAACCTCAGCACAGTTAGCTCAGGAAAAATCCACATCTATAAAAGAGATGCAAACGAAGTTTATAATTTAATTCAGGTTATCACTTCTGAAAACATAGAAAACTATAATAATACAGATTCTGGTTTAGATATAGGAATTTATTCTGGAGATAAATTTGGATTTAGTTTAGATTTAGACGAGGCAGGAACCACATTGGTAGTTTCGAGTCCAGATGCAGACAGTAATTTACAGAATCAGGGATCGGTGTATGTATTTTCGACTACCAACTTAGCTTCTCCTACCTATAATTTAGACCAGAAAATTTCTAGTTATGAATCTTATAATAACGAACAGTTTGGATTTTCTGTCAGTGTTGATTACAATGCTGAAAAAATTGTTGTAGGGGCTAAGAACGCCCCTTACAAAATTCCTGTGAGATTTGATATCTCAGTCGGCACAACATTTGACGGTAATGCTACTAGCTTTAGCGAACCGCAAGGCTATACAGGACAGGTATATGTATTTGAAAAGAAGTCTAACATATATCTATTGGCAGAAAAATTAGAAGCTGATCTGCAAAACGCTGAATCTTTTGGTTACAGCATTGATACTTTTGGTTCTGTGATTGTCACAGGCTCACCTAATTATAGAGCTCCTTTAGAAACACAAGGTCAGGTTTTAAGTTCTCATCCGATAGGAATAACAAGAATATTTAGAAAAGACCCTAATGTAAAATCTTGGAATACCTTAGCTCAACAAACCCCAAAGGTTGATATCAATTTACTGACTTCAATAGAAGTTTATGACGAAACTACAAATATTAAATTAGCAGATGTTGATATAGTAGATCACGCAAAATTAAAAATTTTAGGAATAGCTGAACAAGAAATAAGTTTTAAAACTGTTTATGATCCCGCAATTTACACCAACGGAACAGGAGAGCAGGTGGTAGACGAAACCACAGCCTGGTTTGAAAAAAATGTAGGCAAGCTGTGGTGGAATTTGTCTACTGTAAAGTGGATAGATTATGAACAAGGTGACGATATTTTTAGATCAGGTAACTGGAACGAACTAGCGTACGGATCGTCAATTGACATTTATGAATGGGTAGAATCCTCTTTATTACCGTCAGATTGGAGTGTACTTGCTGACACGAATGAAGGATTGGCTGAAGGAATTTCTGGCCAACCTTTGTATGCCGATAATACCGTCTACAGTATAAAAGAAATTTATAATGTAAACACTGGACAGTTAACCGGAACTAGATATTATTTCTGGGTTAAAAATAAAGCGTTATTGCCAACTGAAGTAGCAGGAAGAAGACTGCCCTCTTCTGATGTTGCATCATTAATCATTAATCCTGCAGCTTCTGGATTGCCAATTTTAGCATTAATAGATTCTGATAAATTCTTAGCTTACAATTTTAATTCTTTATTGAAAAATGATAGCGCATATTTAAATATTCAATATAGAAAAACTAAAAAATCTAATAATCTAAGTCATTCGGAATATATGTTATTATCAGAAAATTTAATAGGTAGCATACCGAATCAAGATATTGAAACTAAATGGATTGATAGTTTGGTTGGTTTTGACCAAGCCGGAAATTCAGTTCCGGATCCTAAGATTCCACAAAAGCAAAAATATGGATTATCTTTCAGACCAAGACAAGGAATGTTCAAGGATAATAATAAAATATTATCTATAATAATTGACAGAATTAATGAACATTTATTACTTCGACCTTTTGCAGATACTTTAAATTATCAAAATTTAAATTTGATAGATACAAAACCCGAACAAAGCTTGAATGGATTTGACGAAGAAGTAGAAAATTTTATTGATTTACAAAATGTTAATACTGTCAGAATTAAACAAGCCATTTTAAATGTAAACATAGTAGACTCGGAAGTTGACACTATTGATATTTTAGATTCGGGATTTGGTTATAAAGTAATTCCTCCTATAGAGATCGAAGGAGATGGAATAGGAGCAAAAGCAGTATTAACGATTGACAATCAAGGAAGAGTAGATTCAGTCACAGTTATTTCTAAAGGAAAAAAATATACTTCGGCAATAGCAAAGGTAAGAAGTTACGCAGTTTTAGTAAACAATGATGAAACTGCTAATAATTTTTGGAGTGTGTATTCTTATGATAATGTAAGAAAAGATTTCTTTAGAAGCAAATCTCAAGGCTTTGACACTACTAAGTATTGGTCAAAGATTGATTGGTACGAAAAAGAATATTCTAAAACTTCTAGGATCTCTAAAGAGATAGGGGCTCTCTATGAGGAAAGTTCTTTATCTGTGCAAGAAGGAGATTTATTAAAAGTTAGAGAATTTGGAACCGGTGGCTGGGCTCTGATTAGCAAAGTTAAAGACGGCGAAGGAGATATCCTATCTAACTATAAATTAGTTGGTCGACAAAATGGAACTATTGAGTTATCTACAAAATTATACAGCAAGGAATCCCAAATATTAGGATTTGATGCTACTAGTTCTTATGACACAAGTGAATACGATTTATTACCGTCTTTAGAATTAAGAAATATTTTGAATGCAGTTAAACAAGATATTTTTATAGAAGATTTAAGAAATGAATGGAACAATCTATTCTTTATCTCGTTAAGATACGCTTTCTCAGAACAAGAATATATCGATTGGGCATTTAAGACAAGTTTCTTAAATGCAACTCATAATGTTGGATCGTTAGAACAGAAAGTTAATTATAAAAACGATAGTTTAGATAGCTTTAGAAATTATGTAGAAGAAGTTAAACCTTATCGAACAACTATTAGACAATATACAAGTAGATACACTAATTTTGATATAGACAATTCAGTTTTAACTGATTTTGATTTACCACCATCGTATTCTATAAACAGTGGAAAAATTCTACCGGTTAACAGTTCTTATGATTTGACAGATCAATATCCTTGGAAACACTGGAAAGACAATCTAGGATTTGAAATCAAAGAAATCGTAATTTCTTCTAGAGGAGAGGGGTATACCGCTGCGCCTAGAGTACTAATCGAAGGAGACGGGACAGGAGCAGAAGCTATAGCGTTTATAACCAATAGACAGGTAAGATCTATTAGATTAATATCAGGAGGAAAAGGTTATACTAAAGCTCCTACGATTTCTTTAGTAGGCGGTAACGGATTTAATTCTAATGTTGCTAAAGCAGTAGCAATTTTAGGTGAGTCTCCGATTAGAACGTTTGATGTAACACTAAAATTTGACAGAATAAGCAAAAATGGAATTTTATCTGAATTTAATTTTTCGCAGACGTTTGTTGCTACAGCATCATCTGCAGTGTTTGATTTAAAATATGCTCCTAGCAAAGATAAAAGCGCGATATCAGTTACAAGAAATGATCAGATTGTTTTTAATAACGAGTATGAAATCCTTTATTATACTTCTACAGTAGACACTTATTCTTTAACTAAGGCTAAAATTAAATTTTTAATACAACTCGAACAGAACGATGTAATTACAGTCGTGTATGAAAAATCCAACGAAATTTATGATAGTGTTAATAGAATAAATGCTTATTATAATCCATCAGAGGGAATGAAAGGCAAAGTTGTCAGCCAACTAATGACGGGTATAGATTACGGCGGAGTTCAGATTCAAGGAACAACATTTGATGTTAGCGGAGGATGGGATGCTTTGCCGTGGTTTACCGATGCATGGGATAGTGTGGAATCTAATAACGATTATTACTATGTTGTTCCTACTTCAAACGACGGTAGCACTATTACAGTATTATTACCTACTGCGCCTGCTGCAGGACAACGTGTATCGATATATCTAAAACGTGCCGGTTCTAAAGAACTGAGAAGCATAGAAACATTAGATGTAAATGGAAATCCGGTAGTAGTTTATGATGAGGCGGTTGACGAACCAGCAGTCGCTAGAATCGATGATCCATATTACGGAATGTATGACGGTAGTACAATAATGCCTAACGGTAGAACTACCCTTCCGGAAAATATATTAATGCCTACATTTATCGGTGACGGTGAAAATAGAACTGTAGTATTTGATGAATACGGAGTGCAGACCTTCCCAGGGGATACTCTAATATTTAGAAATTTTGAGAGTGACGGCACAGTTTCAATTAAAGATCCTAATCTTTTAGATACAGAAATCAGTGGCGGATCTTTTGCAGGAACATGGACTGACACTTTAGTAGGTTCTAATTCTGTAGCCGGTTCTTATTCAACTGCTCAAGGCACACTAGCACAAGATATTTCAATTGATGGCGGAAAATTAATTGATCCGGATCAGGTGCCAGCACCGGAAGAAAATGTCCCTGGGCAGGTATTAGAAAGTCTTAGTATTAAAGTTTTTAATTCAACTTTTACAGGAGCAGCTCCTGTTAATTTAAGATTATATTTTGCTGATGGTATACAGAAGAATTTTGACATAGGGCTACATATACTGGAGGGAGAGTCTCTTGCTGTTTATATAGATAAGATTAAACAAAATTTTGTTGAAGAAAGCAGCGTGATTTACTCTATAAATTATTTGACAAATCAAATAGAATTTAACGATGCTCCGATTGCTGGATCATTAATTGAAATTATTTCAATTGGGGTAGGTGGTGTATCAATTTTAGATTATACTGAATTTACAGGAGATGGAGAAACTTCACATTTCCTTACTAAAGCTAACTATTCAGATACTCAATCAGTATTAGTTACTGTAGATGGCATTGAAGTAGATACCGGATTTGTTAATAGTTCAACGGTTACAGGAACTACAGGAAAAACTCTGGTAGAATTTGGTACACGCCCAGACTTAAATCAAATTGTTAAAATTGTAGTTTTAGGATCTTCTTTAGACACAGACAGCACTCAACAGTCAGTGATTCGATCTAATCAACAGACATTTACCTATAATGGAAGTCTTCGTCGATTTGACTTAGATAAGTTTGTAAATTTAACAAGAAATAGTTCTAGGTCTGCTATGTTAGTAGAAGTTAATAATGTGCAGCTAAAAGGAGTTGACACAGAAGTACAAGTATATGACGGTTCAAATAATATTTTGACAGTAGGTGTTGACCCTATCGAGATATCTGGAACCATTACTTCTAATAATATTAAAGTTTTTATAAACAATGTTGAACAGCCATTTTTAGTTGCCTGGACCTATAATGGTATAACCAGTGTAGTTACAGTTTCAACATCCGTTCTTCAGATAGGCGATATAATCAAAATTGAGAATGATGTAAGGAGCGAATATAGCATAGCTAACAATGATATATTAATAAGTGATTCTGTAAGTTTAACTTCTGGAGATTCTGTTACAGTAACTTGGTTCAGCGAATATCCAACATTTGATATTATCAGTGACGAATATACCGGAGGAAAATCAATCTATCGATTGCCTACTATGCCTATTAATTCCAGTTATGTTTGGGTTTATAAAAATGGTGTAAGATTGACCGGAAATAAAGATTATTCAATATCATTACCTAGAGCAGTTTTATATCTAAACGACGAAACCACAGTATCGGATAAAATTAAAATATTCCAATTTGGTAATAGAATTTATAAAAAATCTTCTGCATATCAGATATTTAAGGATATGCTAAATGTCTATCATTACAAACGCTACTCAATCGATCGTAATGTTAAACTGGTTCAAGATTTAAATTATTACGATCAAACTATAAAAGTAACCGATGCATCTAATCTTTCGATTCCTGTTACTTCAAGAAATATTCCAGGAATTGTAGAAATTAATGGTGAAAAGATCGAGTATTTGGCATTGAATGGAAATACGCTGTCTCAATTAAGAAGAGGAAGTTTTGGTACATCCATAGCTACAATACACAGACAAGGAAGTCACATAATTAATCTAGGATCGTCTGAAAATATACCGTATGTTGAGTCTCAAGATAAGAACAATTATATCAGCGATGGCAGCACTTTGTTAGTAGGACCGTTGTCTTATATTCCTAGTAAATCGAGCAGAAATTCTTGGTATAGAAACGATATCCCTGCGGAATATGGTCCTTGCGATCAGATAGAAGTTTTTGTGGGCGGTACGAGATTAAGAAAAGATCCTATTACGATTTACAAAGAAGATTTAGGACCATCGAGCCCATCTGCCGACGCAACGTTACAGGCAGAGTTTAGTGTTGATGGAGATTCAAATTACGTAAGACTTTCAGAGCCGGTAAAAGCGGGAACCAAAATCACAATAGTTCGCAGAACTGGAAAATCTTGGTACGAACGAGGGCAAACAACAGCAACTACAGGTCAGAGTTTACTAGATAATAATACACCAATTGCGGTATTCTTGTCTCAAAAGACTACGGAGTTGCCAGAATAAATACACTATGGATTTAGAAGAGAACAATATGGAACAGCAGCCAATGCCAGAAAACATCCAAATTCCAGAAAAAAAGCCTAATGAAATCGGTGGATTTCATTACGAAGGGCATATTAAAATCTGGGATCCAGATACTAAAGAAGTATTAATTGATAAAAGAAATGCCATTCATTATGAAAATATGAGTATTGCTATGGTTAATAGTATCAGTAACCAGGGCAAGGGATGGATTTATGAAATGGTTTTTGGATCAGGTGGCACAACAGTAGACCCTACTGGATTAATTTCCTACTTGACACCAAACACCATTGGTACTAACACAGGACTTTATAATCAAACCTACAGTAAAATAGTAGATCAAAACGCTACTGCTAATACAGACCCTATTAGAAATAAAATGGAAATTAGACATATCAGTGGTGCAACTTATTCAGATGTGATTATAACCTGTTTACTAGACTATGGAGAGCCCGACGGTCAAGAAGCTTTTGATAATAGTCAGACATTGTCTGGAGATTTTGTATTTGACGAACTAGGATTAAAATCCTACGATCCGTCAGGTTCAGGAAAACTACTAACTCATGTTGTATTTCATCCAGTACAAAAATCATTGAATAGATTATTGCAGATTGATTATACAATTAGAATACAAAGTCTAACCGGTTTTAATGAGGTATAAAGATGCCATATAATGTAAATTTTACTGATAGTGCAAAATTACCTATTACCGTTAACGACAGCACTAATAATACAGAAACAAGTTTAATATTTCCAGGTAGAAATACTACAGGATACGGTCAAAACATTGCAGAAAATTTTTTACGTCTTTTAGAAAATTTCGCCAGTGCATCCAAGCCTCAAAATCCAGTAGAGGGACAACTATATTTTAATACAACTAATAAAAGTTTAGAAATATATGATGGTACTAACTGGAAATCAGCTAGTAATATCAGAGTCGATAATAATGAACCTAGCCTGGCTACAGCAGAAACCGGTGAGTTATGGGTAGATACTAATAATCAACAACTTTATATTTTCAGCGGAGAACGCTGGATTCTAGTTGGACCAAATTTTTCTACAGGATTAAGAAGTGGTCCTCTAGTTGAACAAATCGTCGATAGTACTAATCAAAATCGAGTGATTGTTGTTTTCTACATAGAAGATACTCCTGTGATAATTGTTTCTAAAGACAGTTTTACACCTAAGATAGCTATCACTGGTTTTGCGACGATTAAGTCTGGTGTAAATATTTCTTCTGTCAGCGATATTGGAACAGGTAGTTTTTCTCCTAAATTTTATGGAGCAGCACTAAATTCAGATTCTTTGAATGTAGCAGGAGCAGAGATCCCCGCCACTAGATTTTTAAGATCGGATGTTTTAAACACCACTGAACAAGGTTTTAATATTAAAAATAATCAGGGTCTGACATTAGGTGTTGATGGTACTTTTAGTCTAAGCGTTTCGTCGGGTGCAGGAAAAATTTATAATTCCTCGGCCGGAAGCAGTATTGATATACAAACCAATCAAGATAATAGACCAGTCACAGTACTTAGAGTAATTGATAATAAGATAGCTATTAATAAAAATGTTCCAGATGAAGCATTAGATGTCAGCGGCAATTTTAAATTAGATGGTTCTATAATTTTAACTTCTACAAACGAAAGTACTAATTTTAATAATGGAACGATTAGAACAGCCGGCGGTATAGCTGTAGCAAAAAATATTTTAGTCGGCACTACGCTCAGTGTTACGGGTATTATTACAACTAGTAATGTAAAACCGTCTGTTACTGACACATATAGTTTAGGACAAAGTGCTGATTTACGATACAATGCTGTCTATACTAAAAATTTATATGCTCAAAATCTTTTTGGAATTTTAACCGGGAATATCACCGGCAATGCTACAACAGCAACTAATTTAAAGTTTCCAACGTTGTTTAAAACTACAGGAGCTGTTACATCGACTGTAGAAACATTTACAGGTACTGAAGGATCTATCACTCTTGAAACTTCGCTAACCAGTGAAATAATTAGCGGTCAAGCAAGAGCCCCTACTGAAAGATATCCTTTAGATAAGAATGACGATTTATTAATTTTTAGATCTTCACCATCTGTTACAGGCGGATCAACTGGATTATTCAAGGTTAGTAAACAAGAATTTTTGCAAGATGCAATTATACCTATTGGAGGTATTATTCCTTTCGCAGGCGAAACTATTCCTGTTGGTTACTTATTATGCGATGGTAGAGAAATTGAAATATCTAGATATAGAACTTTATACAATGTGATTGGAAACGCCTATGGCGCCTCTACATTAGGTTTTGAGACATTTAAACTTCCGGATCTCAGAGGAAGATTTGTCCTTGGTAGAGATGATATGGATAACAAAGATGACGGTGTTATTCCTGGATTAGTGCAGGCAGCGCCTCCTGCTACGGGACAAGTCGCAGGCAAATCCTCTGGACCTTCTGGCAGAGTAGAAGGTGTCGAAGCACAGACAATTGGCGGTACAGGAGGATCTTCGGATCAAATTCTAACGGTAGCTAATTTGCCTGATCATGAGCACGATATGATTGGATCTGCTGGTGAACAATATCACGCAACAAGAGCAGATAGTGCGGTTCCTACAGATCTTGGATCTTTTCCAGGAAGAGGTGGTACAACACCTTCTCAGACTCAATATCTTCCATCGAGTGGAGGCATTAAAACTAGTGAAACTTTGTCAACAGCATTTTCTACAATGAATCCGTTTTTGACATTAAATTTTATTATTAGATCAGGACCAACAGAATTCTAAGGTAAAGAAAATGGCGTATACAATTAATAAAACTGACGGAACAATTTTAACTACTCTAGCTGACGGTCAGTTAGATAATGTAACTACTGATCTTACTCTTATAGGAAAAAATTACAGCGGTTTTGGAGATGCATTAAATGAAAATTTTGTAAAGCTATTAGAAAATTTTGCCGGATCGGCGATCCCAACAAATGCTATTCGAGGTCAAATATGGTTTGATACTTCTGAATCTAAGTTAAAAGTTTACAATGGATCCTCTTTCCAACCAGTTTCTAGTGCAACTATAGCCGATTCTCTTCCTACTGACATTGCTATTGGTGATTTGTTTTTTAATAGCACTGACAAACAACTTTATTTTTATGATGGTACTAATCCTATTTTATTAGGCCCTGATTATTCTCAAAGTCAAGGACTAAGCGGATTAAAAGTAGTAAATGTATTAGATGATCGTAATCAAACAAGAATCGTAACTTTATTATATGTTAATGCAGTTCTATTAGGAATTTTTTCTAAAGATACATTTACACCAAAAACAGAAATCTCGGGATTTGGCCGAATTGAAATTATACCAGGATTTAATCAAGCTACCGCAGCAGGAATCAAATTTGCAGTTACAGCAACAAATTCAGATAGATTAGGAAATCAACCAGCATCTTCTTATGTTAGAAGCGATACAAGCGGATCTATTGAAGGTGATCTTAGTATACGAGATAATCTTCTTGTAGGAAGCGACGAACAATTTCAGTTAGTTGTAGATAACTCGAATGTACAAATGGCTAACATTGCCAACAATAAGAGTTTTAAAATATCTGTTAAAAAAGATCTAGAATCAGAAGATGCTATAACCATCGATCCTATTACACGAACTATAGGAATATATGATAATAACAATTATATCAGTAGTCAGGTTAATATCGGTGGATCTTTATCTATAGCAGGAAATATAACAATTAACGGCTCCCTTACAGTAAATGATGGCGATGTAACTATTGTAAAAACTACCGAATTAAATGTTGAAGATAAGTTAATTGTCTTGGCACAGACAGGAGACAGCAGTCTTAATAGAGATGAATATGCTGACGAAGGCGGCGTAGTATTGAAAGGGGCATACTTCGATGAAGAGGTAAGCAGCCCTACATATAATACCTGGGTATTAAGAGATCATATATTCCAATGGAGCAATGGAAATAAAGCAGTCTCAGGAACAAGAATGGCCCTAGCAGACGACGCCTGGAATAGTTCCGAACATATAAATTTAGAAGCAGGTAAGGCATTTAAAATAAATGGAACTACTGTAATAGATGGTAGTAGCTTAGGTCCAGGAATTACTAGTATACCAGGAGTAACCAGTTTTGGTCCTCAGATATTTGTTCAAATTGGTCCTTCTGCAGGATCTCCGATATTGAGAATAGAGCAAAATAGATTATCTGCTGTTGCTGTAAACTCTGACATACAGATCACGCCCAACGGTACAGGAAATGTACAGCTAAGACAGGTCACAGGAGCTACCTATGGAACACAGACTAATGTAGGATTTCCCTTGTTAAGAGGTGTTGCAACAACATCGCAGGTGACACCAAGTCAAACTGGTGAATCAAAAACATTATTATCTTCTACAGAATTAACAGAAGCCACTAACAAACAATATGTTTTAAATTTTGTTAGAACTAGGGCGTTAGTTTTTAGTATGGATATTTCAGACGGATTAACAAATCCGGCAATCGAAGGAATATTAGCCACATTGGCTCCTATCACAGAATATGAAGTAGGAACAGTAGCACGAGTATTATGTACATCATTAACAAATGCCAATTCTACAGCAGATGTGGAATCTTCTAAGTCTGTATCGTTTACTAATTTCTTAACACCGCCTAGCGGATCGCCAGGCACATCACCGGGGATATCGTCTGTTTCTTTTACATCGGTTACTGTACCAGCACAAACCATCCAAGTTTCACCTAGAACAGTTAAAACCTTTCAAGTACAAATTGGTGTCGGTTGGAAATATATCAGTGAAACATTCGTTTAATGGAGCGTTAGATGGCTTATGTAATTAATAAATTCAACGGTGAAAGATTAACAGTTCTAGAAGATGGAACCTTAGACAGTTCTACGAGTTTAGGTCTTGTAGGAAGAAACTATACTGGGTATGGAGAAATACAAAATGAAAATTTTGTGTTTATATTGGAGAATTTTGCTAATTCAACAGCTCCATCTAAACCCATAACTGGGCAAACTTGGTATAACACATCGACTAAAACATTAAATGTTTATAGCGGAACCGGATGGGCACCTGCTGGTGGAGCCGCAGTTTCTAATACAGCACCAAATTCAGCCATAGATGCTGCCTCTACTAATCCTATTCCCGGAGCATTATGGTTTAAAAATAATACTAATCAATTGTATGTTTCGGATGGTGTCGAATGGAACCTCATAGGCCCGGAAGCTATTGAAAATTTTGGAATAACAAAATTAATAAGCAAATCCATTTCAGATGTTAACGGAGTACAACATCCAGCGGCATTATTTTACAGTAATAATGAACCTATTGCGATCTATACAAGTGATTCATTTACGATTAATACTTCAGAAAATTTGGTCGGATATACTGCTCTTGTAAGAGGAATAAATTTAAAATCTGGAACAAGTTTAAACGGAAACGTATTAGGTAATTCTACCAGCGCCACTAGGTTAGAAAATTATGTAAACATTAACGGAATTCCTTTTAATGGTACACAAAGTATAAACATAAAATCTTCTACAACTAATACTCTTTCAAGAGGAACATACCTTATAGGAAGTAATTTTGACGGTAGCTCCGCTACTACATGGTCAGTCGATGCATCCTCGTCTAATATAATAGGAAAGGTAGTGGTTAGAGACAGTTCTGGAAATTTCAGTGCGGGTACTGTTACTGCTGATCTAATAGGAGATGTTACAGGTAATGTTACATCTATTTCAGGCACAAGTAGATTTGATGTAGTAGAGGCGAACACATTCGTTGGAAACACTTTAACAGGTAATGCTAGAACTGCATCTAGATTGGCTACATCAGTTACAATTAACGGAGTCTCTTTTGACGGTAGTGCGAATATCACGGTTCCTGCCTCCGCTAATACATTAACAGGAAATACAATACCTTCAAATGTTACACAATCAAGTTTAACTTCTATAGGAACATTGGCCGATTTAAATGTAGGAGAATTTGGTGTAAAAATTGGTAGCGGCCAACAACTAAAATTATATTTAGACAGTAATAACCCAATCATTGAATCCACAGTTGTAAGCGGTGGTTTAAGTTTTGAAATTAATGATTCCCCTCAGAGTCAAAACAATCCTTCAGTTTCCTTTATAAGCTCAGCTCAGTCAGTGGTACTTGGTGGTGAAAATTATCCTGCATTTACCAAGACAAAAAGCGGAACTATAAATCTTGGTTTACCAGATTTTAAATGGAACAAAGTGTATGCTACAGAATATCAAGGTAGTATATCAAGAGTAGGATCTTTATATCCTACAGTAGGCGGAACAACAATTACTGCTAATGCAGACGTTATTATAACAGGTAATCTTACTATTCAAGGTACAACATTATCAGTTAATTCGACTGTTGTAAATGTAGCAGATAAAACTTTAACTCTTGCATCTGGATCTCCAAGTTCTGCAGCAGCAGATCAATCAGGACTATTAATTGACGGATCATTTGCTGAATTTTATTATAGAGCAACAGGCGATAAATGGGTTTCTAATAAAGATATAGATGTAGGGTCAAATAAATTTCGAGGTAGAGCAACATCAGCCGAATACGCAGATTTAGCCGAAAACTATGTAGCAGATAGACTGTACGAACCTGGTACAGTTTTAGATTTTGGTGGAGAGTTTGAAGTTACTGTAGCAGAGGACGAAACCAGAAGAGTAGCCGGAATCGTATCAACTAATCCTGGATATTTAATGAATTCTGAATGCAAGGGAAAATACGTTGTAGCTTTAGCACTAGAAGGTAGGGTTCCTTGCAAAGTCAGGGGAAAAATACGCAAGGGCGATTTGCTTACCAGCGGAGGAAATGGATATGCTAGACCGTCAATTGATCCAAAAATTGGAACTATTGTAGGAAAAGCTCTTGAAGATTTCGATGGCCCAGACGGAGTTATAGAAGTGGTTGTTTGTAAATTATAAGAATAGTTTAACGCATAAATACTGAATATCGGAGTTTATAGATGGCATATCAAGTTGATAAATTTAACGGCACTTTTTTAGTATCAGTCGATGACGGTACTATTGACACTACTACAGATCTAAGATTTGTTGGTAAAAATTATGCTGGTTATGGCGAAGTGCAAAATGAAAATTTTCTTCACTTGCTAGAGAATTTTGCCAATACGACAGCCCCTCCAAAAAGAATTACAGGTCAAATTTGGTTTGATACTGGTAGTAAAAAGCTTAAGTTTTTTGACGGTACTAGATTCAGAACTGCTAGTGGTGCAGAGATTGGAGTTGAACCCCCTCCAGGATTACAACCAGGAGATATGTGGTTTGACACAAGTGCAGAACAGCTTTATACCTGGAACGGAACAGAATACATATTAATTGGACCTGAAGCCAGCCCTACTACCGGTGAATCTGCAGCAGTTCAAGATACAGTAAAAGATGATGTTAATAATAATCACTCTATTTTAAAATTAGTTTCCGAAGGAGAAGTTGTTGCGATCCTAAGTGCCGATGCTTTTAGATTGAATACATCTAACCCTATCACAGGTTTTCTAGATATTAAGAAAGGCATTAACTTAGTTAACACCAACGGAACTACAGGAGTTACCAGTACAGATCATTATTTTTGGGGCACTTCTTCTAATGCTTTAAAGTTAGGTGGTTTTTCTGCTACAGATTTTGTAAGAGCCGGCGCAGCTACTTTTTCAACAGGTTTGTCTGTAGCTGATTCGGGAATAACTATCGGTGATCAAAACGATTTGAGAATTTGGGTTGAAGATGGTAATAATGTTTTGTTAGAAAATCAGCTTGGTGATAACATAACATTTAGAATTAAGACAGCGATAGATCTTGATGTTTTAAGAATTGGAACTACTGGAGTATTTCCAGCAGCAGATGCAACGTTTAATTTAGGAACAACGGGTTCATCCTGGCTACAGGTTACTGCTTCAACATTTAACGGTTCATTAGTGGGTAATGTTACCGGAAACACAACTGGTGTTCATAAAGGAAATGTGCTAGCCAGCGACAATTCTGTGGCATATAATGCTACCACTAAAGTTTATACTGGTAGTCTTACAGGTAATGTCACAGGTAACGTCACAGGTAGCGTTACAGGAACTGCAACATCAGCATCTACGTTAGGAGGTGTTTCTGCATCCGAAGCTGTGGCTAACAGCACTATTCCTATAAGAAACTCGTCAGGAAATATTTTAGCAAATCAATTTGTAGGAATTTCGGATAAAAGTGATAGATTAAGAATTAATGATGGTGCGTCCGACACAGATCCAAATTATCGTTCAGCAAAGACTACAGCAACAGCCAGTACTATAGCAGCTAGAGATGCATCCGGTGATATATATGCTGTTAAGTTTAGAGGCACAGCCACAGCAGCAGAATACGGCGATTTAGCAGAAAAATACCTACCAGATCAAGATTATGAAGTAGGAACAGTTGTGTCTGTAGGCGGCGAAAAAGAGATCACAGCATCAAAATTTGGAGATAGAGCGATAGGAGTTATTTCAGAGTTCCCTGCATATCTTATGAACAACAATTTATCTGGTGGTGTAGCAGTAGCACTTAAGGGAAGAGTCCCTGTTAAAGTTGTAGGATCAATTAAAAAGGGCGATCGTCTAATCGCAGTCAATAACGGTACTGCTCAAAAAGCTACCCATCATTCGCATTCTGATGTGTTTGCTATAGCCTTAGAAACCAACGATGAAGTACAGCAAAAACTTGTTGAATGTATTGTAATATAAGGAAGAATAAAAATGGCATCAGTCGGATCACAAATATCAGCAGCGGACTATAACGCTATTAGAAATAAAATCATAGCTGTTATGGGCACAGGTACAACGAATCCCACTACCGGAGTGACTGATTATACATTTGGCTATGGACAGCAGTTAATGAGTTCCTCTGTATCAGAAGGACAATCTATTACTAAGGCACAGTTTGAAAATCTAAAAAGTGATATACTTAACGCTAGATTGCACCAAGACGGAACTAGCCCCACAGTAACAACTGTGAATAGCGGCGATGTTATCCGATACGGAGCTACACACCCTATAACACAGTATGATTCTTTAACTACTACGGCAATTGCCAACAAATTTAATCTTGGAACCGGATATTTTAGTACAGTAGCAGTTAAAGATAGTGGTGGCACAGATCTTGTTATGCCTATTACAAGAACTACTAGCTGGAGTTCTGCAGTTTCTTGTACAGTTACAGTTACATTTCCTAGCTCAGATGCAATGCGTTACTTTTTTAACAGCGGAGGCAGAGTAAATTTTAATAGTAGTAGAACAGGCGGCGCCTCGTCCTCTCAAAATACTATTTGGTCTAGTACTTTAACGTCTGCTGGCACACAAGGGTTAGGTGCAGCTAACAGTGGAAATCAGGGAGTTAATTTTTATAATCTCACAACATCTGATCAAATTTGGTATTCAATTACGTCTTCGGCTCCTTATGCTTCAAACACATGGAGATTACGAGCCAGATTAGTAAGTGGAGCGGTAGGCACTTCTACGTTCACAGCAACATCTATTGTTTTCACAATTACCTGGACTGACGGATATACAGATCCTGATACGAACGCTGGAAATCCGGCATTGACTAACCCGCCGGCGGATGTAGTGGATGGAACTTTGAATTTAACAGTTACCCAAACTTATGCTGGAAGTACAGCAGGAATCAATTTATTACCTATAGTAACTCCGCCTACTGTTCAACCAGTTTGGACAATTACTTTACCTACATACAGCAATACTGCAATCTCCGGTTCATAATCTTGTACCCCTAAATTTAGTGGCACTAAATAATGTGCTACTTTAATTAAGGGGGTATAGATGGATGAACGTCTTCGAAAAGCCTTAGATTTTTCTAATTTCAGGCATACGTTTTCAATTCAACGAAAAATTTTAAAAGAAAAGAATGAAGCTAGGCTTACCTACGGCCATGGTGGAGGTGTGTTTAAAATAGATATGACATTGATAACTTTTGTCGATATGCTTATTAATAACGGTAGAAAAAATGATGTACCTCTTTTAGATTCTAATAATAATCCAATTTTAATTAATGATCTAGATGAGTTTAAAAATGAAATATTAGACAGATATTTTACCTCTACTTTGGAATATTATAAAGAATATGAAAAAGTTAAAAAAACTAGATCGTTGGAAAAACTTTTAGAACTATGAACAATGGCATATTAATTTTTGCTCACAACAGTCCTTTTATTGATTACGGAGTGATGGCAATGATATCGGGCGGGCTAGCCAAGAAAAATCTTCAATTGCCAGTATCGTTAGTAACAGATAACGGAACTTTGAATTGGTTAATAAAAAGTGGACTGGAGAAAAAGTTAAATGATATTTTTGAAAATATCATAGAAATAGAATATCCCTATACAGAAAATACAAGAAAACTCCATGACGGATTTCATCATCAGACAGTACCATTTTTGAATTCTAATAGATGTGATGCATATTCGTTAACTCCGTATAACAATACATTATTAATAGACAGCGATTTTTTAATTTTTACCAATAGACTAAACGAATTTTGGAATGTCGAATCTAGTGTTATGATTGGAGATTCTTTGAATGATATCTTAGAAGATCGTCCGGGATATTTAGATAAAAGAATTTCTGAATCGAGTATTCCCTTGTTGTGGGCTACGACAGTTATGTTCAAAAAAAATAAAGAAAGTGAGTTTTTCTTTAAATTGGTAGAATTTATAAAGTTAAATTATGTTTATTTTGCCGATCTTTTTAGATTCAATCCGTCTCAGTTTAGAAATGATATTGCTTTCAGCATTGCCAAGCATATATTAAGTGGTTATGAGGTCGAAAATGTTTATAATCTTCCTCCGATAACTTCTGTATTAGATAAAGATACAGTATTAGAAATTGACAGCAATGGAAAAATGATAATTTTAATGAATCCGCATGATGATGGAAATTACAAATCTGCAAAAATTATAAACACCGATGTTCATATCATGAATAAACAGAGCATTATTAGAAATAAAGATATTTTAATGGAATTAATATGAATTTTGGATACCTAATATTTGCATCTAATGAAAATGTAGACTATCTTAAGATGGCCTATTGTTTAGCCATTAGCATTAAAAATACCCAAAAAGCAGGGTACGATAAAGTAGCACTGGTGATAGATGACAAATCTAAAGTTAGAGATCTTAATTCACCGTGGGTATTTGACAATGTAATAGAATGGAACGAAAAGCAAGGATGGGATGGCAGGTCATGGATGGATGAATTAACACCGTTCGAACACACAGTATGTTTAGACGCAGATATGTTATTCCTAAGAGATTACAGTCATTGGGTAGATTATTTTATTGAAAATAAAACAGAATTATATCTACCGAGCAAAAGTTATACATTTAGAGACGAGCTTGTTAAAGACAATTTTTATAGAAAAACTTTTGAAAAAAATGAACTTCCTAACCTTTATAGTTTCTACACTTATTTTGAAAAAAATTCTGACCTAGCAAAAGAATTTTTTACTCTAGGAAGATTTATTATAGAAAATCCTATAGAATTTTCAAACTTATTTTTAAGTAGCCACATTCCAAAAATTTTAGGTACCGATGAAGCGTTTTCTCTCAGTGCAAAAATTTTAGATATCTCAGACAAAATTAGTTATAATTTAGATTTTCCTCGAGTAACACATTTAAAACCTAGGATACAAGACTGGTCATTTTCTTCAGATAAAGTTACTGATCACGTAGGATTTTATTTAAATGATCAAGGAAATTTAAAGATAGGAAATTTTGAACAAACAAACATTATCCATTACGTTGAAAAAGATCTAATGACTAATGAATATGTGAGCCTTCTAGAGGATATTTTATGGTCCAAGAAACAGTAGTTGAAGATTACTTCGACTTAACAATAGACATTCCTGTAATAAAATACTACATTCGATTTACTTTAGAATCAGGAACAGTTACAGAAGTCTTTCCTAGTCATAATGATATAATGGATAATAACTGTATAGAAATTGATTCTGATATGGCTGATGATTTATTAATCGGAGTTAAAACACTATCTTCAATAAAAGTAGATATCAGTAAAACTCCTTTTAAGATTTTAGAAAATCAAGATTACGATCTCGTATTAACTAAGATTGATAATGTATTGCATAGAGTAATTGAAAAAAAATGGTCAAACATATCTAAACCTGATATTCAGATAACGTACAGTAGAAAAGAAGAAGAACTCGTCTTTAAAATCAATCCGTCGTTAAAAGAAATGTCGTGGCCGGGAGAAAAAGAAATGATATTTTTAATTACTGGTTATAATGATCCTAATAATTTAAAAGAAATGATAAAATTTTCTATAGATGAATTAGTAGCATATCCACAAAAATTTAAGTGTAAATTACGCAGTAAATTTAGTATTTTTACTAGAAGACTATTTTCTAATTATACTTTGGAAATTAAATGAAAGTTATAGAATTTGATGTGGTATTTTTAAGTTACGACGAACCTAATGCAGATCTGCATTATGCAGACTTGTGCAATAAAGTTCCTTGGGCTAAACGTGTTCACGGAGTTAAAGGCAGCGACCACGCACACAAAGCTGCCGCTGAAAAATCTGAGACTAATTGGTTTGTTACAGTTGATGCTGACAACATAGTAGATACCAGATTTTTTAATATCGATCTTGATATGAAAGATCCTAAGATACAAGTCTACGGCTGGTGCGGTCGCAACGTGATTAATGGACTCCGTTATGGCAATGGAGGATTAAAAATCTGGAATAAAGAATTTGTGTTAAAAATGAAAACACATGAAAATTCTGACAGCGATAGAGGACAGGTTGATTTTTGTTGGGAAGACGGATATAAAAACTTTCCTTTAAGTTTCAGTGATAGTATAATAACGGGTAGTCCTTTCCAAGCCTGGAGAGCAGGTTTTAGAGAAGGAGTTAAGATGACATTACTTGACGGAGTAAAAGTTCAGCCTCAAGAGATACAAGAACGCATATGGTGGCACAATATCCATAGACTTCGTATGTGGTCTACAGTAGGTGCTCATGAAGAAAATGGGTTATTTGCAGTTATGGGAGCTAGATTAGGCACCTGGATGACTAACTGTACGGATTGGAATTATATTGATGTAAGAGATTTTGAGATTCTGCGTAACATCTATAATGAAAATGTAAAGTGTTACGAAATCGATCATACGGGATTAATTGAAGCTACAAAAGATCTCGGAGAAAAAATTAAAGTACAATTAGGTCTACATTGGCCTTATTTAGATTCTATACAGAGTAAGTATACGTTAGATTTATATAATGAAACAATGAATTTAAATGATACTTATTTTAGACTTCCTGTGCCCGCAAATGTATGATATTTTTTATGTTTCTCGAACTAAAGGATCGGATGAGGATTGGAAAAAATTCAAATCTAAGTATCCTATTGCTCAGAGACTATGTAATATAGAATCATACGAAGACATAAGATCTCGCGCTTTCACAAAAATGTTTTGGGTTATATGGGACGATCTTGAGATCGGCGACGATCTTAATCTATTAGAATATAAAGCTACTAAATGGGATGATATGTATGTTCACGTTTTTAAAAATGGAAAACACTATGATGGAATCTGTTTATTTCCTAAATCGTTAAAAATATCTCAGAAAGAGTTTCATCATAGATTTTTTACAGACAAGAAAGAAATAGATATAGTTGTTAGTAATCCTAAAAGGTACAACATCTATAGCCCTTCGACATTTGAAGAATATCAAATTATTGACGATGAAATTTTTTGGTTAAAATGGCCTGAGATCGAAGTTATTGATGATGCTGTATTAGATTTATATTTCAGCCATCACAATGTTTATGATAGAAGAGAAAATCACATTTTTAAAAATTCTTCTAATGAAACTCATTCTTACATAAATGGTTTGGTGCTGTGCAGCAAATACAAACCGTTGTCTAAAAGAGAATTTAATTTAAGATACGCTGTAGATAAAAAAGAATATGATATCGTAGCTACAAAGAGTTCAGATTATGATATTATTTTTATAAGTTACGAAGAACCCAATGCTGAAGAGAATTACGAAAATTTGATAACAAGATTTCCTAAAGCCAAACGAATTCACGGAGTGAAGGGAATACATCAAGCACATATAAAAGCTGCAGAAATAGCTTCGACGTTTATGTTTTGGGTAGTTGATGGAGATGCGATTATAGAAGGAGATTTTAATTTTGATTTTAAAGTTTCTAGATGGGAAAAAGACATTGTACACGTATGGCGCAGTAAAAATCCTATTAATGATCTAGTTTATGGCTACGGCGGTGTTAAACTTCTTCCTCGAGATCTTACATTGAATATGGATGTGTCAACGCCGGATATGACTACGTCTATTAGCAATCAATTTAAAGCGATGGAATCGATTTCAAATATTACAGCATTTAATACAGATTCTTTTAATACTTGGAAATCTGCATTTAGAGAATGTGTAAAATTAGCAAGTCGATCCATCGAAAGGCAGTTCGAAGAAGAAACTGCAACTAGATTAGAAGCATGGTGTACTACAGGTATAGATAAAAAGTTTGGCGAAGATGCTATAAGAGGAGCATTGGAAGGAAAAAAATTCGGAGAAGAGAATAAAAATAATCCTGTAATGCTTTCAAAAATCAACGACTTTGACTGGCTCAAACAACAATATGGAATATAACAGAAATATTAAAGGTAACGAACTTCGAAAAATAGACGGACGATATCAATCGAGATATCTGCTTGACGCAGAATACGTTCATCAACAATTGAATGAGGTTAGCAATAGTTTTTGTTTAGCTAAATGGTTTAATGTGAGTATACATATTCCCACAGGTCGCACACATAGTTGTTACCATCCTAGAAGTCATTTAATTCCTATCGAAGAAATAAAAATTGATGTAAGCTCATTACATAATACAACGTATAAAAAAAATCAAAGACAGTTGATGTTGAACGGAGTGCGTCCTCAAGAATGTGAATTTTGTTGGCAGATTGAGGACAGCGGTTCTCAACTTAGTGATCGAGCATATAGAAGTAAAGATGTTTGGGAACCAGAACTAATTGAAGAAGCGTTAGAGTTAGGCAGTAAAGGAAATGCTAAACCTAGATATGTCGAAGTTAATTTTAATCAAGCCTGCAATTTTAAATGTAGTTATTGCAGTCCTCATCTAAGTACTGCTTGGATGGACGAGATTAAAAAACAAGGACCTTTCAAATTAACGGACAGGATTCACAACGATATTAGATGGATTGAAAATGAAATGTCTATAAACAACGGACCAGACAATCCGTATTTGTTGGCATTTTGGGAATGGTTACCTACAATATATCCTACATTACAAACATTCCGTATGACCGGTGGTGAACCATTAATGGATAAGAATACCTTTAGAATGTTTGATTACGTTAAAAATAATCCCAAAAAGGATTTACATTTAAGTATCACTAGTAATTGTTGCCCTCCTGGAGATCAATGGTCGAAGTTTATGATAGCTCTAAAGGAGATTACTGACACTGATGCTATAGATCATTTTATGCTGTTCTGTAGCTTAGATAGTTGGGGCTCACAGGCTGAATATATACGTAATGGTATGGACTTTGATATGTTATATAACAATGTTATAGACTTTCTAGCAAATGCAGACAAACATAGTCTTACATTTATAATTACTTTTAATGCGTTGAGTTATACAGGATTTTACAACTACATCGAAAATATTTTAAATCTGAGAAAAAAATATAATACAAGTCGTCAATTAATTTGGTTTGATGTTCCTCAATTAATTGATCCAGATTTTTTAAATCCTAAAATAATTCCTGAGCTAGTTTCTGAATTAGAAAAAACTATTGAATTTATGAAAAAGAATCCCGAAACACGGCGGAACGAGTTTAAAGGATTTAGCGATTTTGAAATTAGTAAAGTTCAAAGATTAATTGACTGGATAAAATCAGATACAGGATTTAATAAAAATCTAGCTATGGAAAACTTTTATACGTTTTTTAGTCAACATGACGAACGTAGAAACACAAATTTTTTAGAAGTATTTCCAGAATTAGAAGATTTTTACAATAAATGCAAAGGAATTAACAGTGTCTAATAGTTATATGGATAGGGTTCGAAAGACCAGAGATACACTCAACTCAGTGGGTCCTGGGTTTTGTTTAATGAAATGGAGAAATGAAACCTTGTATCTTCATATGGGGGATAACCATAGTTGTTATCATCCGAGACCGCAGAAGATTCCACTTGAAGAAATAAAAATTGATGTTAGTGCATTACATAACACTAAGTGGAAAAAAGAACAGCGTAAAATTATGCTCGAGGGAGGCCGACCAGATGAATGTTATTACTGTTGGAACATAGAAGATCTTCCTGGAGAACATTACAGTGACAGAATGTTTCATAGCGCAAGTAAGTGGTTAGATGCCCAAAAAGAAACAGCATATATTAAATCTATTCCTTGGGATACAAACGTTAATCCTATGTTTTTAGAAGTTAGTTTTGGTAACGGTTGTAATTTTAAATGCGGTTACTGTTGCCCTCAGGCCAGTAGTTTATGGATAGATGAAATCAAAAAACATGGTAACTATGATATAAGTTATAATCAGTACGGTATTGAGTTCTTAGATCAGATGAAGGTATATTCGGACGAGGAAACTAATCCTTATATTGATGCATTTTGGGAATGGTGGCCAAATCTTAAAAAAGATTTAAAAGTATTTCGAATCACCGGCGGTGAACCGTTGATGAACTCTAATACCTGGAAATTGTTAGATATGATTGACAATGATCCTTGCCCAGAATTAGAATTGAATATGAATAGCAATCTTGGAGTTAGCAATGAAAAAATTAAACGTCTTAGCGAAAAAATCAATAAGTTATTAACAGAAGGAAAAATAAAATCATTCTTTTTATATACTTCTATTGATGCTTGGGGTTCACAAGCTGAATATATACGTCGAGGATTAGATATTAATTTGTGGGAAAAGAATTTAGAAACGTATCTAAATACCAATATTAATTTTCAAATATCTTTTATGATCACGTATAACATTTTATCAGTAGCATATTTTCGTCCTTTACTAGAAAAAATATTAGAGTTAAGGAAAAAATTCAATAAAGGACAAAATAGAATACATTTTGACACACCGTATTTGAAAGAACCACCTCATTGGATGATAAACATTTTGCCTAAGGAATTCGGAAAATTTATTGATAATGATCTAGAATTTATACGAAAAAACATTCCAACGTTTTATAATTTTAATCAATTCAGCGAACACGAATATGAAAAATTAAAACGAGTAAAAGATTATTTTTATGAAGGCGGTCAAAAAATCACTGAGGATTTAATTAGAAATGGTAGAATTGATTTTTATAAGTTTTTCACCGAATATGATAAAAGAAGTAATTTAGATTTTAATAATACATTTCCAGAATATACAGAATTTTTGAACGATTGTAAGCAGCTATATGAATTATCAAGATAAACCATATTTTTGCATCTTACCTTGGATGCACTTATATATCAATCCAAAAGGTAAAGTGTTACCTTGTTGTGTCGCTAGCGATAAAGCATCTTTTCCGTTAGTTACTGACGGATCATTCGAACAGGTTTATAACTCAGAACCGATGAACAAGTTAAGACAAAATATGTTAAATGATATTCCTTCATCAGTATGTGAATATTGTTACAAATTAGAAAAGTATGGAAGTCATTCTCATAGAAAACACAGTAATTATAGATATTTTGAACCTCAGTTAAAAAATGTAGTTGATAATACTAGAGAAGATGGTTCATTGTCGGAAATAAACATTTTATATTTTGATGTAAGATTTAGTAATGTTTGTAACTATAAATGTACAATGTGTGGTCCTTTATACAGTACTAAATGGTACGAAGATGCTGATTTGTTAGGTTGGAAAATTAAACCAACTGATAACTTTGTCAGTATAGACAATATTAAAAATTTCTGTCAAGTCAACTCGCAGTACTTAAAATCAATAAAATACATTTATTTTGCTGGCGGCGAACCAATGGTTCAGCAACAACATTACGAATTTTTAGAATGGTGCATCGAAAACCAAGTCGATGCTGAGATTTATTATCAAAGCAATGGCAGTGTTGTTAAGTACGGAAAATACGAAATTTTTGACCTGTGGAGAAAATTTAAAAAAGTTACTTTTAGCGTTTCTATAGATGGCCTAGGTTATATGGGAGAATATATTAGGACCGGATTTAAAACCGAGACAGTGAATACAAATCTATCTAAGATAGCCGAATTTATGGGCGACAATAAAGAGATAACTGTAAACTGTACATTTATGGCATATAATGCTTTTTTCGCTACTGAGTTCTTCGATGAAATGTCAACAAAAGATTGGGTTCTAATTTCTAATGTGTACACTCAACTTTTAATAGGTCCTGAATTTCTGCAACCTAAAGTTTTACCGAAAGAACTTAAAGAAAAAGCAATAGAAAAAATCAAAATTTCTAAATGGTTCTCTTTGTATCCTAAAAAGTTCGAACAACTGATATCTAACCTGCAAGAAGATTCAACCGACAATCTATGGAAACGATTTGTAGAATATACTAAAAAAACAGACGAACGTAGAAATCAAAACATCTTAAATTTTTTTCCAGAGCTAAAAAAATATTATGAATAAATGTGTTAACGCCTTGTACGGACTAAGAATTAATAATGACGGTAGTTGTAGTCATTGTTGTATGCAAAAAGGTCATTTTAAAAAACTAGGAAAAAAGTTAAATGTTCGAACTGATTCTTTTGAGGATATAATCGAAAGTGCTGATTCTAAAAAAATTAGAGAAGATTTAGAAAATGGAATCAAGAACGCAGCTTGTCAATATTGTTGGAAAGAAGAAGCAGCTGGAAAAGTAAGCAAGAGATTGCGAGATAACAAAACTTATAGTTATCTGTTAGAAAAAAAATATGACGGCCCTCGGCTTTTTGATATTAGTATGGGAACTACCTGTAATATTAAATGTCGTACCTGCGGTCCCTTTAATAGTAGCCTGTGGAACGACGAATGGAAAGCAGCTGGTTATTTTAAAGGTTCGGATGAAAAATACAAAACTTTTATATTAGAACATAATCATTCATTTGACGACGATAGTTTATTCTGGGAAGAATTTAAAAATAATCTGCATAATATAGAACATATTGATTTTTATGGCGGTGAACCTTTCTTAGTTAAAAAGCAATGGGAAATAATGCAATATGCTATAGATAAAGGAGTCGCAAAAAATATCACAGTTCATTACAATACAAACGGAACAATATGGGATGACAAAAAATTTGAAGTCCTTGATAAATTTAAAAAAGTATACATTGATTTTAGTATAGACGGAATATATGATCAACTAACATATATTAGATATCCAGCAGACTGGGATACAGTTTTACAAAATTTTTTAAAGGTATTAGAGATTTCTAAAAAAGATGATAAGTTTCATTGTTCGATTTGCTGTACTGTTAGCACTTTGAATATTTTTTACATCGATGAAATTATGAAATTTTTTAATGATTACACAAAAAATTTATATCTTAATTTAGTACATGGTCCTACTCATTTGTGTATTGTAAATATTCCTAACAATATTAAGAAAATTATTACTGAAAAAATTTTACAATCAATAAATCCTGAGTTGTCTGGATATTATTTTGTAAACGGTGTATTGGAATTTATGAACAATTCAGAATGTGATATAAAGTATTGGAATGAATTTTTAAGAACAACAGCGTGGCATGATGAATATAGAAAACAAAATTTTAAAGAAACTTTCAACGAATTTTATAAGATTGTTAAGGAAAACGGATATGACGTATCAGTGGAAAAATAATAGGGTATCTTTGTTACATTTAGAATTGACAAATTATTGCAATGCTGCCTGTCCATTCTGTCCTAGGTTTGTTGATTCTACAGATATCGTGAGACCGGATCTACAATTAGATCAGATAACTATAGAACGATTCATGAAATATTTTCCTGTTGATGTTTTACAAGACCTTAAAAGAATATTGTTTTGCGGAACACACGGAGATCCTATGATGGCCAAAGATCTTATAGAAATAGTAAAATATATAAGATCTTCTAGTCCAGAAACAACGTTAATATTTCATTCAAATGGCGGATTAAGAAAACCAGAATTTTGGGAAGAGTTAGGAAACCTGTTGAAAAATAATGGAAGGGTTACTTTTAGTATTGATGGTTTAGAAGATACAAATCATCTTTATAGAAGAAATGTAAAATGGTCTGTGCTGATGGAAAATGTTAAAGCATATACTTCAACAGGTGCTCAAGCGTACTGGGATTACTTAACTTTTAAGCATAATGAGCATCAGATCGAAGAAGCGAGAAATCTTGCGAAGTCTTTAAATTTTAGTAACTTTTTAGTAAAAAGAGCTCTAGGCTTCGAGGATAGCAAAGGCGGTTATAAAGACAGGGGAGTATATGACAAGAACGGAGATTTGTCATATACCTTACAACCTCCTACGGACGAATCATTGATTAATACAAACGAGTTTAAATCTATTCAAAAAGTCATTCCACAAAAAATAGACATTGGATATCTTGAAGAAATTAAAAAAACTAAAATACATCCGGGCGTAAAAGATAAGTTAGAAAAATTCTCTCATGGAGAAATACCTGATTGGAGTAGTTATGTTTTAGATTACAACAACCACGAAATAAATTGTAAAAGTAATTGTTCTAGTTTATTAGAAAAACAAACTGAGATATATGTAAGTTGTCATGGCGTTGTCTTTCCGTGTTGTTATGTAGGAACAAGGGTTGATAGCACTATTGATTTATATGAAGATACTCAATTAAGATATGCTATTAATCAAGAAGGAAAAGATCTATTTGATTTAAACAAACGATCGTTAAAAGAAATTATAAATGGCGGTTATCTTGACAATGTTTATACTGATAGCTGGAAAAAGAAAACTGTACAAGAAGGAAAATTAGCGTATTGTGCAATGACCTGTGGGCAGAAAAGTCAGATAGATAAAATTTTTGTAAAGTAATATTATGGAAAAAATTAAAAAAGATTCCTTTGATCGTATTTTAATTTATGGCTGTAGTTGGTCAATGGGTCAAGAAATAGTCGATCACGAAGTATTTCGAATGACATTCGATGAATGTAACAAATGGAAAAAAAATTTTAAAACATTACCTCTTTGGCTAGAATCTAAAATTTCTAAAGATAAGAGTGTTAAGAATGTAATTGACGAAAATATAATATTATATCATCGGGCTTCCTGGGGAGGCCAATTAGCATCTAAATTAAATAAAAATTTTGAAAACAGAGGCAAAGGCGGCACAGGAATAGATGAACACTTGTTTCGAATTACCAAAGATTATTATAATGGAGACATTACAAATACTGATTTAGTAATTCTAGGATTAACTAAGCCGGATCGAACTTTTATTTTCGATAAACACGGCGATATGAAAACAAGATTATTTTTAGATTGGCATTGGCCTAATAAAGAAATTCGTAACTGGTGTGTTGAAAACATTTTCAATGATTCGTATATGATATGGAACTACAATAAGACATTGTTAGCTTTAAACGATTTACCTATCAATTTAAAATTTCAACCAGTGGTGCACGGAGTTAATCCTAGTCATAATGTATACACTATAGATAAGATAAGTTTTTATATAAACGACATATGGAAAAATTTAGAAGATAAATTTTTATTAAAAGATTCTTATTTAGATAATAAAAAAGAAGTTTGCGGATTCGGCCACAAGCCAAAAGAATCTCACGATGAACTAGCAAATAAGATTTTTAAAAATTGTTTTTATGATTAATTTATTGTATCCCGATCTTCGTTTTGATTACAGTGTTTTTAATAAAAAAGAAATCACATTTACAAAAAACGATCCTGCAGATCCCTGGAGCTTTGAGTGGCTACTCGATACTTGCGAAATAAAATATTCAAAATCAACAAACATAGAATCTTCAGATAAAAAATATTATTATTTTTTTAATTTAAATTCTCCTGAATCATATTCTGATCTTAACTTGTTGCCTCCTTCGGTATGGGATACTATTAGAGATAATCCTAAAGTTTTTTTATTGATATATCAGGCTACTGAACCTAACACTTATTTTTATTATAAAAAACCTTGGATAAATTTAATAGAATTTTTAAAAAGTAAGAATATATTACCTAACAAAATTTATTAT